ATGAACGAACTGATCAGAATAGAAAACGGAGAAGTGAAACTAGACAGTAGAATGATAGCACATCACTTTGGAAAAGAGCACAAGAATGTTCTCGCTGACATAAGGGATGAAATGGAAAAGTTGAAAAAAGCAGAACTGGGAGGACAGCTAATTTTTCAGCCGTCGTCATATGCTAACAACCAAAACAAAGTTCAACCCTGCTACATTCTGACAAAAGCAGGAGCCCTGCAGCTGGCAGCCAGGTACGACGCAGTGGCCAGAAGAAAACTCATCATGAAAATTGAAGAAATGGAAAAACAGCCGCCACAGATCACCAGCCAATTTCTGTATCAACTGGCCAAAAGGCAGGAAGAACTGGAAAAACAAGTCACGGTAGCCCACCAGGTGATAGGCGAATTAAAGCCAAAAGCCGATTACACAGATAAAATTCTGAAAAGCAAAGGCACAGTGACCATGCAACAGATATCAAAAGACTACGGCATGAGTGCAACGGCCATGAACCGAATGCTCCATCAACTGGGAGTGCAATATAAGCAATCAGGGCAATGGCTGCTATACAGCAAACATCATGGTAAAGGCTACACCCACTCAGAAACCATCGACATTACCAGGACAGATGGCCGGCCAGACGTAACAATGCACACCAAATGGACTCAAAAAGGCCGCTTATTCCTGTATAACCTCTTAAAAGAAAATGACACTCTACCCATGATCGAGCGGGATGAAGTAGAAGCAGTATAGGAAAGGGTGAACGCCATGCAGGTTGGCATAATGCGAAAAACCTACAGCAGAAAAACCGGCGAATTATTGAAAGAAGAAAGAATGGAGCCACAGGAAGAAATTACAGGCACACACCAGGCCCTTGATAACCATTGCAAGCTGATCACCGGCAAGGGCCTGGAAGAGGTTATAAAAGATATCGTCCAGATAAACCACAAGAAAAGAAACCAACTGAAGGAAAGAGAGGCCGTATAATGCCAAAACAAAAAAGAAGACGCAATGTCTGCAGAAGGTTAGAAAAACTAGAAAAAAAGCAAATCGAAACTCAGGAAATGTTGCACGAAATTGTAAGGATGAATAAATCAACATCAAAAGAACTGGAAGATGCAGTAGTAAGCATAAAAAGAATAGCAGATAGCCTGGATAAAAGATATGAAAGTATGCCAGATAGTAACAGATTCCACCTGGCCATAGAAAAGTACATCGAAGAACAAGAAAAAATGAAAGAGGGACAGCAGGAAGAGGACCTGACGGAAGAGGAAGAAGCCAGAATTAAAGAGCAAGAGGAAAGTGTACAGCAGAAAGAGTGCGCATGTCCAATATGCAGACCAGACCTTTACACAAAAGCACCAGTACTGAAAATTGCATATTCAACACCAAATTTGATAAGTACAGAAGACGCTTTAAAGATCTTCGCAGAAATAGGCAGATTGACAAGTAGCACCATGGAAAACAGAATACAGAAAGCCAGGAGGACAGCGGATCGTGAATGAGCCCAGGAACAAGCAAATAGGAAAACTAACCATGATCACAGACGAAGAAGGAAGAAAGTAAACAGGAGGGAGACAATGGCAGAAAAAGAGTTAAAGCATTATGAAGAAACCTTCGAGCGAATATGGAAAATTTACCCAGAGAAAAAGGGAAAAGGAAAAATCAAAACCGACAGAAAAAAACAACTACACAAAATAGGTTACGACCACATGGCCAGGGCAATTGGACGCTACAAAACAGAAGTAGAACAAAAGCGATCAACAGGATTTCCCCTGGCCTTTCAGTACGGTTCAACATTTTTGACATCGGGTTATGAAGACTATCTGGATGAAAATTACACGCCCACAGCAAACACACCCCAATCACAACCGGGACACAAAGCTACTAGAACAGGGTTTCACCTGCCTGAGAGCCGAGGAAAAGATTACACCAATGAGGAACTAGAAAAAATACTTCTCAAAAAGAAAAGACCCAGAAGTCAGGAGGGGTGATTGTATGCATAAAATATTACAGCTAATTGTTCTACTTTGCGTCCTCATAATAATTTTCACACTAGGTTATGCAGAGGGACAACGAAAAATCATAAATGAACAGAAAGAAAAAATATGGGAGTTGGAGTTTGATTTACGGCACGAGCAGTTAAGAAGCAGATCGATGCATAAAAGTCTTGAAAGAAGTGTGGAAAAACATTAGATATAATCACCAGAATGTTAGGAGGATACACTATGACAACGAAACTAGGTATGTCGATTACACCAACATTTGAACTGCCATATGGGTTTGAGCTAAGAGAAGAAGAAGACGTTGTATTTTTGTACAAAGGTGACAGCCTGGTAGACCAATTCACGTCGAATGCAGACATTAACAAGATCATAGAATCAGCAACCAATTCAGCCGAAGCATCCATCAGTCTAATGCCATGGTAGTGGCGCTGGACGCCAAAGAGTTGCAGGACATGATCATCGAAGCGGAGGGAGAACAATGACCAGGACAAATAATAAAGTACTCAAAATGGACATGAACGAAGAAATATTAGTGAGGGTTGCTCTTATGGAACGAATTGAAAGATTGGAAGAAATGGCAAAGAACTATGAAGAGGTAACCGGTTCAGAAGCAACTCATCACAAGAGCAATATTAAAGAATACAAGGAGATGCTGAAAAAGTTGGATGAAACGGAATGATCCCTGCCAGTAGCCGCTGACAGGGACCATAAAAAAAGAAAAATACATTTAAGTAACTTGATTATATCACAACAAAGGAGGTCACGACAAATGTCTTTGCACAGATCAATAGCACCTATAGATTCCCGTCGCCCTTGGTGGCACGGAACAGGTCCATATTTTCTAATACTTCTTACCACCCTGGCCATCTTTCTGGCCATCAATCAAACCCTAAAAAATGATTATAAAGAAAAGTTGGATATCCAGCGCGAAGAAATTGCCCGATTACAGCTGGAGGCTGAAAACCTACAGTACCAGAAGGAAATTCTGGAAGAGGCCCTTCTTCGTCGTATCCAAGAAGTAAACGGACTACTCGATAAAATTAATCAGATGCGCCCGGATCTTACAGTGACCGACGAAGAACGCATGTTACTGGAAAAATTGGTGACAGCCGAAGCGCGCGGCGAAGACTACGAAGGAATGTTGGCAGTGGCCAACGTTGTGATCAATAGAGTGGCTAGTGAATCATTTCCATCCACGATAAACGGAGTGATCACACAGCCAGGACAGTTTTGCCCTGTTAGAACCGGATCAATTTATTCGATGGAACCAGACGAATCAGCAAGGAAAGCGGTGGCAGATGCATTAAAAGGCTACCAGGTAGTTGACGGAGCACTATTTTTTTATAATCCCAAGGTGGTGAGTCATGGCCACTGGATCAGAACACGAACCACCATCACCGATATAGGTAATCACAGGTTTGCACTGTAGATCATGAAAGGAAGGGAAAAGTGAAAAAAAGAAATGATAAAAACAAAGAACTGAAATTGCAAATAATGGTTATTACCGCTGGACTTTTATTATCGCAAGTTTACAAATATTTTACACCGGATGAATCATGGTGGGCCTTTATGATAGGCATACTCACGGCGCACATATATATGGAAATACCTAAAATAACCAAAGAAGAAAAAGGGAGGAACGACCAATGACAGATCCAAAAGAAAAATTGGCAGAAGAATTACTGGAACACATGAAAGCGAAAGACGCAGACACAACACTCACAGACCAGATGGAAGCCTTTGCAAAGCAGAAGAATATGAGGCCAGGCCAGATCACCGGCCTTTACTATTCAAAAGTCAGAACCGACTATGAAAAATGGCTGCAGGCCCAGAAGTTTAGATCAAAGCAGACAGACATACACAACAGGGGAGAAAAGAAAGAACAGCCAGCACCTTATAAACCACAAGCATCGGCACAACCTATAAAACCGACCCAAAAGGAAGTTGAAGCCATAGAAGACACGCGAAAGCTGCAAGAAGAAATTGAATTTTTAAAGAGACAAGCACGCCTGCTAAAGAATCGACTCGAAGAAGCAAATAAAACGCCCAAGGTAGATGAACAAACACTGAAAATGCGCATAGCCTTCATGAAACTGAAAGAACAAACCGTTAAAGATCCATTTCAAAAGCTGATTATAGAACCATGGCTAAAGGAACTAAAACAGGCAGCTGAAAAAATGGAAAATGAGGCAGTGGAACAGCAAAAGACAAAAGCGTTTTACGAATCAATCCAACCATAAGGAGGCCAATCCATGAACAAAATGACAGCCAAACCAATGCCAGCGGAAAAAGAACTGCTCAATAGAAAAATCTACAAAGAAGTTAAAAAAATGGACCGACAGCGAATGGAAGCGTTTCTACAATCAATCTACCAGGCAGGAGCAGAAGACCAGCTGGATCATATGAAAAATATTGGAGCCGTGCCACATACCGAAAACAGCCCCAAAAGTAATAATAACGCCCAAGAAACTAACGAAAATGGCAAAGAAAGTACCATAAAAGCCATAAAAAAGATCAAGTCCACACTCCACCAGCACCTGGGCATAGGCGAAAAACGATATGAAAAAGTAGCCGCAGAAATAGAAAACACCCTGGAAGAGCTGATGATGTGCTGAAAGTCTACTGTAAAACCACATTAGAGGACGACTACCCAGCGGACAAGTTTAGTATCCTCAACATCGATGCAGAAGAAACGGAAGTACATAAACATTATGTAGTGACCCGAATAGTACCACCGGAATTTAGAAAGGAAGGATCAAAGCCCTTAGTCGTCGTGGAAGAACTGGACGTAACCAGGGTTTACAAAGAGAGAAAGAGGTGAAGAACAATGACCGCTGCCGAAAAGCTGAAAACAGAAAAGACAGATGTGCAAAACCAGACCATGCCCGTGGCACCCATAGCCCAGCACCTGATCACCATGGCCGACACAGACGAGGCCTTCGCCGCCCTGGTGATGCAAGAACACAAAACCCTGACAAAATGCATAGCCCACGTTGAGAAAGAGGTCAAGAAAAGAGTAACTGGCTCCGGCTGGATCCCCGACCAGGACGTATACCAGATGGCCATCGACTACTACCAACTGGACGACGCTGCCCTGGAACAGAAAGCCATGGAAGAGGAACGGAAACGTAAAGAGGAAGCAGAGCAGAAAGCGGAAGAGGAAAAAGCCCGCAGAGAAGCTGAAAAGCAGCAGAAAGCCATTGAACGCCAGGAAGAGGAAAGAAAGAAGAAAGAAGAAGAGCTGAAGAAACAAGGCCAGCTGTCACTGTTTGAAGTGATGGGGGGATGATGATATGAAATTAAACAAGAAAAAGCTCCGGCAGATACCCGTATGGCCAGCCACAGAAGACCTAGTGAGGTTGGCCATCAGAACGCCACAGCCTGATTGGTTCGTTTGTGCATGGCACCATCAGTTCACTCCGGAAAAAGAAGTGCTGCAGCTGGACTTTCACAGTAGAGAGAACCTGCTTCATCACCAGCCTGAGTATCTAAACCCAGTATTCAGGGTTTTCCTCAACAAAAAAGACTACATTTCCCAGACTATAAAAGATCGGAAATGGAAAACAGGAAGTATATCATCCATGGTCACCGGATACCCAAGTTGGGAATGGACCCGAAAATGTGCAGTAGTTGACGCTGAAAGTCAACAGCTGCTTGAAGAGTTCACCGGCTCCACTGAACCATTGAAAGCCATTGATAAGCTCCAGGAAGACATCATGAAACAACGACTGGCCATAAAACACAAAGCCATCACAGACGCCATCGATGCCCAGATGAACCGGGTGCCACCCATCCCGGAGAATTTCACACCATGGGTGGAAGAACAGGCCCTATTATCCAGCCGGTACATCGTGTACCACTACCGGAAAGGCAGGAAGCAAATGAATGGCCACTGTACTTGGTGCGGTCAAGACGTGATTGTTACAGAACCCCGTCACGATAAAAGCGGTACCTGCCCCAGCTGTGAAAGCACCATCACCTACAAGGCCGCCGGCAAAATGAGAGCCAGAAGGTGGAGCGAATGGCGAACCGTGGCGCTGATCCAGCCCATGCTGCCAACCACCACCACAAAGAAACAAGATAAACCGGAGTTTGTGGTCAGGCTCTTCAACGTATGCCGGGACTTTAAAGGTGACAAGGGAATACTACTGGCCACTTCCAACACAAAGCACTATGAGATAAGGCGTACCATTCACAATGGCACAGAATACGAAACTTATGATTGGGCGGCATTCAAGAATACAGGAAAAGTCAGATGGTGCGAGTACAGCATCAGGGGATTATATGAAAGAAACATCGACAACAAAACCATACTTTACCCGGAAGGAATCAGCGAAGCCCTCCATGGTACACCATTTGAGTATTCAGCCCTTGAAAAGTACGCCATTCACCGTCCGGAATTTGCTTTTAATATCCATCAGTACTTAGCAGTATACGTAATTCACAGAGAAATGGAATACCTGGTGAAAAGAGGCCTGAGTTATTACATTGCCGATTGCATGGAGCGCGGAGGCATTGGCTACACACCAGACAAGTTTACCTCACTGAAAAACGATGAAATAAGTTTATTGAAACAGATAGATGGCGGCAGAGATGCACTGCTCTTTTACCGGCGCATGAAGCACTATGGCATGAAGATTGTCCCGGAACAGATAAAGCGCCTGGCCAGCATGACACAGTGTGAGGAAGACATACTGAAAATAGCAGCCCATCACGCCGGCCTGGTGAAGATTATGAACTACATCGAAAAGCAGACCCATGGTAAAGAGAAGACAGAAACAACATTCCAGAACTGGACCGACTATGTAGAAGTCTGCAGCAAACTAAAATATGACATATCGAACCACTTTATATTGTTCCCGCGAAACCTGGAAGAGGCCCACGACACAACCTTTAAACGCTGGGACGTTAAACGGAAAAAAGCAGAAGCCGCCAGGGAACGACGGGAGCAGAAGAAGATTGCAAAGCTGTACCCACAGATCATGGAGAAGTACGCCATGGAAACCGCCAAGTACATTATCACCGCACCGGAATCAGCTGATCAACTCGTCAAAGAAGGCCAGGAACTACACCATTGTGTCAGTAACTACATTTCACGCATGGCCAGAAAAGAATGTGTCATCCTGTTCATCCGGAAGAAAGAAGAACCAGACACACCTTTCTATACCATGGAGATCGCCGGCGGAAAGGTTCGCCAGTGCAGAGGTATGAGAAACAAGGACACCGACCAAGAAAAAGTCATTAAAAGGCTGCTCGATAAGTTTGAGAAAGAAAAGCTGGCAGCACCACCGGAAAAACTGAAAGAGGCTATGTAAGGGAGGAACCCACATGATAGATATAAAAGACATCAACAGCCTGAGGGAAGAACTGGAAGAGGCCATCATAAAAAACAAGCCTTACCACATCAGAAGAAAACTGTCAGTTGAAATAGCCAAAAGAGAGTTGAAAGAGGACCTAAAGAGGTGATCACATGGATACAGCTGAAAACTGGTATGCCCTGAGCCTGAGTATTGTTGGCGGAATTACGCCAGAACAAGCAATGAAATGGATAGAAGAAGGTGAAATGACACAGAAAATAAGAGAAAAGATGCAGCAATCAATTAAGAAGATAGACAATTACAAACATAGAAAAGCCCTCAAACCAGCCTCCAGCAAAGAACAAGTGGAAGAAAACAAAAGGAAACGCAGAGAAGAAACCAAGCAGATGGCAGAAATGAGGCGAAGCGGCATGACTTATTTGCAAATAGGAGAGATATTCAGTCTCCACAAAACATATGTAAGCGTCAGAATCAGAAAATATGAGGAGGAAATCAACCAACAAAGAGAGAGCGCATAACACCCCCAAAAGTGTCATGCGCTTAAACAAAATAAAAACCGCTATGCCTAAAAATATTATATCACAATACAGGCGCTAAATGGCGAAATAGCAACAAAAAACCCCCATCTTTATGCGCTTGTAATAGGTATTAAGATCTCAACCACAACCCAAGCAACAGTATAAATATACAAAAAAAGAGCACAAAATCACCAGGAGGGAAAAAGCCCTATGCCATGGAGAGAAAAAAAGATTTACTCCGGTAAAATGCTCGAAGTCGAAATATACCCAATAACAAAAAAACAGCAGAAAGAGCCCAGGAAGAAAAAAGAAAAGCTAAGCAAACCAAAGCAGAAAAACCTCAACGAAAAAAACGCACGAAAACACCTGATCAGACTCATCAACACAAATTTTACTGACAAAGACCTGGCAGTGCACCTGACTTACAAAGATGGAGAGTTGCCGGCCACTGAAGAAGAAGCCAGAAAGGACGTGATCAACTATATCCGGAGAATAAAGAGGCATCGAAAAAAAGAAGGCCTCCCGGACATCAAATACATAGCAGTGATTGAACACCAGGAAGAGGAAGAACCTGCAGCTGGTAAAAGAAAAAAGCGCATACACCATCACATCATCATGTCAGGCATGGACAGAGACACCGCAGAAGAAATCTGGCAAAAAGGAAGAGCCAATGCAGACAGACTGGAAGCAGATGAATTTGGTTACGAAGGAATAGCCCGGTACATCACCAAGGATCCGAAAGGGAAAAAGCGCTGGACATCATCCCTGAATCTGAAAAAACCGAGAGTAGACGTGAACGATCACAAATACAGCCGCAAAAAAGTAGATCATCTTAGCACAGCCCAGGGAGATAGAGACACTTTCAACAAATTATACCCAGGCTATTACCTAAACGATTGCACTGTGACGGTAAATGACGTTACAGCTGCCAAACACCTGCACATCAGAATGAGAAAGATCGAATGAAGACACAAACAGAAAGGAACAACCAACCAATGACAAACACCAAAACAATGAACCAAGTCCGCGGAAAACAAAACAGAATGATTGGCCAGCTCATGGAAACCATCATCGATGGCAGCTGCAGATGGTACCGAAACCACAACATTGCCATTATCGAAAAAACACCCGAACCCATGAAAGTGATCAGGCCATTAAAAGGCACTCAGTTTATCTGCTGTTTTCTAAAAAAAGCCCAGCCAGACTACAAAGGAACCATAAAGGGCGGACAAACAATCGTCATGGAAGCAAAACACACCGACAAAGACAGAATAGAATCCAAAAGAGTATCAGAACAACAGCAAGAGTCACTGGAAAACTACCGGCAGATGGGAGCTATCACCTACATACTCGTATCCTTCCGGCTGGAACATTACTACATGATCCCCTGGGTGATCTGGAAGAATATGAAAGAGGCCTTTGGAAGAAACTACGTCATGGAAGAGGAACTAAAAGGCTACAAAGTGCCCTATAAAAACGGAATCATAAGATTCCTGCAAATAGAAGACTAAGACGGGAGGAATAAGCGTGAGCGAACAAATGACAGGCGTATGCAGCTATTGCGGACAAACAAAAATAGCAGACAATCCATCAGAAAAAGAGAGAAACTACACCGTAACGAAAAACTGTGATTGCTCGGAAGGTCAGGGATTCCGAAAAGAAGAGCGCATCAAAGATAAGATAGAGAAAGCCAATCATCAAATCAACATACTCTTTGGACAGGACCAGCAGAACCAACACACAGAACCAGTACAAAACCAAAGATTTATAGAACTAATGCAGGAGCTGGCAGAAGCCGCCATAAGAGACCTCATAAGAAAAGCCAGCATTGAAGACGAAGACAGCGGAACCAAAGGCACCATCAGTGTGAACACGAAAAAAGAAGTAAAGATTGAAAGAGGCGACACCTTCAAGCAAAGCCGAACAGTATAACCCAAAAACGCAAGTACAGAATAATTAATTGCAGAAAAAGGGAGTGGCCACCGCCGGCCGTACCCAAAAACTGAAAGGAGCACGAAGAGAACATGCAAACAAACCCAGAAAAAATCGAAAGAATGAAAAGAGACTACACTTTCAGCCTGTGGGTGAAAGTAAATGCAGTGGCCATTAGCACAATGAAAGGCATCAGCCCATCAACAGCTTACTATATGCAAGCAAAAGCGAACGCATTTGAAGTGCAGCACAAAGAAAAAGTCGAAGAACACATCATGGCCCTGCTTGATCACGGCATAATCCACGAAACACAGCAGGCTAGAAAACCAAACAGAAAACAGCGCAGAAACCAAAAGAAAAATGCAAAGAAGCTACAGAAAAAGACAGAGACAGATAAAAAGTAAATCCGAAAGGAAGATTATATGAACCTCACTGAATTTTACCCAACACCTATGCCATTGATCAGGAAGATGATAGACCATATAGATTTTAGAACCATCGGTACAGCCCTGGAACCATCAGCCGGAAAAGGCGACATAGCAGAAGTCATACACCAGCGCATGAAAGATGCCCAGGGCCATAGAAGATATGGATACAACCAGGAAGAGAAACAGTATGACATTGACACCATCGAGATAGAAGAAAACCTACGCCATATTTTAAGAGGTAAAGGCCTCCGGGTAGTACACGACGATTTTCTCACTTACGAAACACACAAGCAGTACGACCTCATTGTCATGAACCCGCCATTTTCAGCCGGAGACAAACACTTGATGAAAGCCATCGGCATGATCAACGCCGGCGGTCAGATAGTATGCATCTTAAATGCAGAAACATTAAGGAACAGACACAGCAATTTAAGAAAAATACTACAAAATCACCTGAAGCTTACGGGAGCAGAGGTTATCTTCCTGGAAGACACCTTCACAGAAGCTGAAAGAAAAACAGACGTGGAAATAGCCCTGGTAAAAATCACCGTTCCAGAAAGAGAAGAAGAAAGTCTGATACTCGACCAGCTGGACCAAGCACAAGCAGGAACAACCAGCACCATGGAAGAGGGACACCATGTCATAGACAAAGACCCAATGCAGGCCATCATTACCAGGTACAAGTACGAAGCAGCTGCCGGCACAAAGCTAATCAACGAATATTTCGCCATGCTGCCATACATGCTCAAAAGTATGAAAGACGAATTTAATTCACCGATCCTGTCCCTGCAGGTCAACGAGTACGGAAACCATAAAGAAGGCAACAAGAAAGAAACCATAAACCGGTACATGACAAACCTCAGATACAAGTACTGGGAAGCCCTGTTCAAAACAGATACATTCGTCAACTTGCTCACCAGTAACATGAGAGATGAGTTCAACAGCAAGATTAACCAGCTGGCACACTTGGAGTTTTCCATGTTCAACATCATGGAAGTAAAAAACCAAATCACCCAGCAAATGACAAAATCAGTTGAAGAAACTATACTCAGCCTGTTTGACGAACTGTCCTGCAAGCACCATTATGACCACTACTCACAGAACATCCACCTATACAATGGATGGCGCACAAATAAAGCCTACAAAATCAATAAAAAAGTGATCATCCCACTAAGTGCCAGGGACATATGGGGCAGCACAATGCAGCCAACCAAAGCCACAGCAAAACTCATGGACATAGAAAAAGTATTCAACTACCTGGACGCCGGCCGCACCGATCACCACGATCTGAGAACTGCCCTGGAAGAGGCTGAAAAGAAAAGCAAGTCAAAGAAAATAGAGCTAAAGTATTTCACAGTCACGTTCTATAAAAAAGGCACAACACACATTGAGTTTAAGGACCTGGAATTACTGAAAAAATTCAACCTTTTTGGCTCTCAGCGAAAAGGATGGTTACCGCCAAACTACGGAAAAGCCACCTACAGCCAAATGACACCGGAAGAAAAAAAGACAGTGGAAGAATTTGAAGGCCAGAAAGAGTACAACAAAACACTGAAGAACAAAGACTACTATCTCGTACAAAAATCAGACCTGCTGCAGATTGCAGCATCAAACTAGGAGGGAAGCCATGAAAAAGCTGAAATATTACCTAAGATGCATCAAATGGCTGTACAAAAACAGAGATTGGAACAACACACGCCAAAAGTTCAAGCGAATGGCCAAAGAAGTAGGTGAGGCCTAATGGCATGCACAATGCTGGACGTACAGAACCGATGGCCAAAAGAAGAAATGATACCGCTGTGTGATGACCTGAACCTTGCAGCCACAAAACAGGAATTGGACAAAGTGGCCATGATGTGGAAATCTGGTTTTCCATTGAAAGATATGGCCAGGTACCTTCGACCAAAAGACAAGTTGGAAAACACCATGGATGAAGTGTGGATCATGTGCATGCACCTGTCACGCCAGGGCCTGATAGGTGAAAGAGAGGGCGGACACCTGGGATCCCCGGACATCATTGGAAAAGATTTGCTGGAAGAGGTGCAGAAATGAACGAAGCAAAGGTAGATTTCCAATGCTGCGTATGCAACAAACAGTATTTACACACACCTACATCAAAAAAACGGGAGCCATATCAATGCGAATGTGGTCAGCACTATGAAATAGTACAACTCACTAATGCATGGGTCATGGTCATAATGAACCCTGAAATGAAAGAGGTGCGAAAATGAACAAAACAAAGATAGACTGGGCCGACATAACCTGGAACCCAGTGACAGGATGTCTGCATGATTGCCATTACTGTTATGCCAGAAAGATTGCCACAAGGTTTAGCAACTGGGGTTTTCTGCCTGAAAATAGACCCGTAGCATTTTCGGACGATATTCCGAATGGCATAGGATTACTTCACTGCTTAGATAAGCCCTATGATAAGCAAGGAAAAAAAGAGCCTTTTCCGTTTAAGTTTGAACCAACACTCCATAGATACCGGCTCACTCATCCTAAAAACATAAATAAACCACAGAATATATTCGTATGCAGCATGGCGGACCTGTTTGGAGAGTGGGTTCCGGACGGATGGATAAAAGAAGTATTCAAAGCATGTGATGAAGCACCTCACCACAGATACATGTTCTTAACCAAGAACCCAAAGAGATACCTGAACTTATACAAGTATAAAAAATTCCCTTGGAAAGAAAATTACTGGTTCGGGACCACAATCACCAGGCCATCAGATGAATTCGTATGGGTGAAGGACACACCATACAAAACATTCGTAAGTATCGAACCAATCATGGCCCCATTCGGAAAACTTGAAAATGGTAAAATGCCAGACTGGGTGATCGTTGGAGCAGAAACAGGAAACCGAAAAGGAAAAGTAAAGCCAGAAAAGCACTGGATAGAGGAAATTGTAAGCCAGTGTCAGGAAAGAAAAGTGCCAATTTTCATGAAAGAGTCACTCAGAAATTTGATGGAAGAGGATTTTAGACAGGAGTTTCCGTGGGAAGGAGTCTAATAAAAACTTAAAAAACATAAGGGGTGAAAAAATGAAGTGGAGTCAAAAAGTAAAATATTTCGCCAAAAGAATAATGAACATTGGCTTACCAAAATTCAAGGTTCCGGTTAATGAAGTGAGTTATGATGTGACAAATATTACGTGCTATTCAAACAGGCCAGGAACATATGAAGTAAAAGTTGTTATGACACACAATGGGATGCCACTCACTTTTGACATACCAAGAATGACTTTTAAGCCCAAACATGCAGTAATACGTGAAGAATTTGAGAAGGTGTATCTTAATAGGCAAAGGATTGAAGATGATTGTGCAGTATAAGGCAGAAAGGATGAACAAAATGGAATATAAACATCCTAAAAAATATGTTGGAATGAGTGAAAATTTGCACATGCAACATCGAATAAGGCAAAAGGTTGAAGCTATGTGCCTAAAGTGCGAAAAATTTATGGGAAAGGAACATGATTTTTCGGAATGTCTTTCTTTGCCAACGTTAGCACATTTGTATATGGGTGAAAAGTGTCCTAAAAATTTAATGGAATTACACAAATACAGAAATTCATGGGTTGAGAATAAGCTAAAATACGATGTTGAGTAATTCGCTTAATCGGGAAAATGCGTAATAGGAAGGGGAAACACATAATGGCTAAAAAATGTGATAAGTGCTTGAAAGGTTCGAAAGCAAGCATAACGGGAGTCGCACCCAATAATACAACATTAAAGCTGGATATGGGGGGAGCTGTGCTGTACGTGATGCCCAGAGGCAAAACAATAGATGTTGTCCTAAATTCTGAAAGCATTATTGATGGAGATTATAAAGCGTGTATTTGGAATGGCGAAGAATGGATTATTTGAAGCACCCGCCAGTATCGGGATGATGCGAAGGAGGGATTGTATGGATAGCAAAAGTCAAATTATGAAAAGCATGGAACCTCTTTTTGAGAAAGCAAAACAAGATAATCTGTGGCTTCACAGCAGTTATCAAGATCTTTGGTTTTCTCCTGAAGAATTGGAAGAACTGCAATCACAAGGTAAGCATTTGTGGTGGGCTGAGAATTGGGTTCTTAAAAGTCCTCATGAAAAGATTGCCGAACTTGAAAGATATAAGCAAAATTTAGATAAAGAAATTGAGGCTATTAAGGCTAAAGCAGGAATTAAGTAAGTCACATAACCGCCAGAAGGGATGATGAGGGTAGTGTATTTAGCTTATGATTGCAAACACTGTATCTACAACAAGAAATGTTCGTCACGAAACCCAAAACCCGGCGACACCTTTATAAACCATGTGCCTTTTTTCAAGCTATTTGGTCGCCAGTTTTATAGGAAAAAGAGAATTCCTGCAAAACCAGCAGATTGGTGTACGGAAGGGAAATACGCCAGTAAAAGACTTGGAAAACACTAAGACGCATAACCGCCATGATCTGAATGAAACGAAAGGAGTATTACTATCTTGATAATAATAAATCATATCTTACAGGCAATAGGATATTTTATAGGGATTTTAATAATAATATTGTCGCTCTATGCATTCTGGAATGGGTGGTCCTTTAGAACTAAGCATGTATATATCGAAGGATATGGTTTGAAGAGACACTTTAAAAAATATAACCGCCATGATGGGATGTAAGGAAAGGGTGATTATGGTATGCCTGAAAAGAAAAGATATTGTTGCCCTACTTGCAAAGGCAGAAAAAAGATAGAAAAGTTAATATGCAAGGTAGCTGGTATTGATTGGACCTATTCCATTAAGTGTCCGCAGTGTCATGGTAAAGGGTGGATTTAAGTCATAACCACCAGGAAGGACAGAAGATGAAAAATAGAGATAAGAGAATCGAAATGCTAAAGAGCAATGGATTTGTTGAAGTACAGCCCAGGTACTGGAAGCACATAATGACAAATAGTGGTCTTTATGACATTTACAACCTCATGAATTTGGATGATCATAATTTCAAAAGTCTAATAACTAAGAAGCAAAGCACTGATCAGGTGGAAAATAAACCGAATAGCTGGTTTTTTAGTAAACGGTGCGGAGCTTGCGGTCATAAAGTTGTTGTGCTGTCATCGGTAAAGCAGGGTGAAGACTATACCTGGTACTGTAGTAACCCATCGTGCAAGAAGCATAAGAAAAAAACACATACAGGAGATCAGGAGTACCCGGAATGGCTAGCGGAGGAATGGGAGGAAATAGAGTGAAAGAGACAATCATAAATTGCTACTGTGACAACTGCAATAAAGAAATGACAGAAGATCAATACGAAAGCCAATCAATAAGGCTCAATGTTCAAGTATCTGTTCCTCATCCACAGGGAAAAGCAGGTGAATCAAATGGTTTTCAAATGAGACTTTGTGATGAGTGTGCGGAAAGAATAGGTTTTGTTCGAATAGAAATCCACAAAGGAAGCATTCATGACAAAACTAGACTTGGAAATAAAGCAAGAGAAAACAAGAAAAGTATTTTTCAATTATTAATTGATCGTGCAGCAAAATGGAATGAGAGGAATGGAAAAATAACATGACATGCGATACCTGCAGATACAGAAAACGGCCGATAATGAAAGAACCCTGTTCAACAGGCAACTATTACCTCATGTACACAGAAATATGCTGTGAGTGGAAACCTAAAAGGTGGTATCAAAGGCTATTAGACCGCATCAGAAAAGGGGAGGTACGTTGCAAACCTTAGTTTACATTTTAATTGCATTGGTATGTTTGTTCATTCTAGCACTAATAGATAATCTTGACTGAATCAGGGATGCAGAGGTTAATTTTGAGAAAGGGTGAAAAACATGAAATCAGTCGAAGAGTTTATGAAACACCTGAGATCAATGTCAGGAACAGGAAACAAGATAGGCCCCAACACCATATTGAGACTTGAGAAAATAGCCAAAGAAAATGGATTCATAAAGATAGCGAAAAAGAATCAATAACCGGAAGGAATGAGAAAATGAACAATGTGGCACTGATCGGAAGACTGGCCAAAGACCCGGAACTAAGATACACAGGCACAGGAAAAGCCGTTGCAACATTCACACTGGCAATTAACAGAGGGTATGGACAGGATAAAACAGCAGACTTCATTCCCATAGTAGTTTGGGAGAAACAAGCAGAAAACTGCGCCAATTACCTGAGAAAAGGCAGCCAAGCAGCAGTGGTTGGAAAAATACAGCCCAGAAGTTGGGATAAATCAGACGGAACGAAAGGATACATCACAGAAGTAGTGGCCAGCTCCGTAGAATTCATATCAACAAAGAATGACGTGAAAGAGGATCAGAAAGGCAGTAACCAGGAACAGGAAAGAGTAGAACTGGAAGAATTTCAGACGATGATGGAAGATGAAGACACACCATCCTAGGAGGTCCCCCATGACAGACACAATGAAAAGCATAATTGCCAACCAGATAGAAAAGTCACTTGACAATATAACAGACGAAACAATAACCAACCTCACAAAGATGCAGAAGGTACTCGACGATCACATCAGAAAAACAAAAGGCCTAAAAGCCGGAAAAGAAGAAACGCTGAAAAAGATAGTGGCCATGCAGGTAGAGATGTCAGAAGCATACAACGAATCAAAGCGCTTTAAGTTTTGGTCAGACAAACAGGCAGACAGAAAGAAGCTTATACACGAATACGCAGACGTGCTTCACTTCTTCCTGTCATTGTGCATAGACCTTAAGATAAGGCCAGACAGCAGTATCATGGACCCACACGATGGATACAACATCAGAATAGCCGATAACAGGCCAGACCAGATATACATGAGAGCCATACAAAGCACCACCATCACCTACGAAATGGTAGGCATGATACACAAAGAAGAAGTGGAAGAGGAACAGACAATGACACGGTACGGACTGGATCAGTTCATTGCCTACTACAACAAACTACTAAGGTATGATGGGTACACCTATAGAGATCTCATAAAGGCATACCTGGAAAAGAACAGGATAAACCATGAGCGCCAGGAGGAAGGATATTAATGTCAATGGTATGGATGGACGCAGGGGAACTGTGTGAGGCACACACAGAACAAACGGAAGTGCTGTTGGAGAAGCAAGGGTTTGAGATGGAAGAGGTGCAAGAGGTTAAAAAAGACAATAAAAAGGCCAAGGGAGGTAATCACCATAGATAGATCAGAGAGAGTTGACAGAGAAAAAATAAGCAGAAGCGCCTTTAGATTTGTTGAACACGAACTGTACTTATACGAAGCTACCAAGAAAGAAATAGTTAAGCTGAGAGCAGACATCATAGAAGGAGGATCAGAAGGGAATGTAACAGGCAGAAGATCAGAGAATTCAACAAGTGATATCACAGGAAACAAAGCCTGCCAGCTGATAAGCATGCATTCCACAGCCTCGGTGCTACATATGGAGAAGGTAGTACAAGCCATAGAGAAAGGCCTTAACATGCTGAATGAGTCGCACAGAGAACTGTTCATACTGAAGTACAAGCTGCATTACAGCACAAGAAAGATATGCAAAGAGATGCCCTGCAGCGAAAGAGCCTGTTACAGATACAGAAGAGAGCTGGTTGAAAAAGTGGCGGAGAACATGGGCGTTAAGTAAATTGGCAGTATGTTGGCAGGATGGAGAGTACTTTACGTGTTATTATGATATTGAGCAAAACTAACGGTGAAGTCACATCCGAACAGGAAGTGATCTAATATCTCCCATGTCCCAGGGTTACGGGGCGATGTGCCGGCCACCATGCCGGCACGCAACATAACCAAAAGCCAGGCATCCTCGGAGCAAATGAGGGCCTGGTTTTTTATTTGAGGTGATATCATGGCCACCAGCAGCATCACCCATACCATTGTTCTAGAGAATCCAGAGGCAGTAAACAGGTTTATACAGGCCCTTGAAAGATCCATAAAGAACAAGGGAGAAACAACATCGGAAAAGAAAAGAAAACAGCTAGAAGAATCACCATGTTATCACTGCGTATGGAGCAAGGACGCAGGAATAACCCTTGTGTGCCTTCTGCCACGTTGCATACAGCCGCCGGGCGCGGGTCCTTCTGGGAGATAACTGTTCTGCGGGTGCTGACGAGCCCGGAAGTCGTCCAGATACAGAGAAAATTTTAATGACACTTCCTGCCAAAACTTAACAGGCAATAAAATAAAAACCAACCTCTTAATGAGCAAAAATATTTGCATCAAAAAACAAATCAAAAAAACGGAAATGAAAAATGTTTTTAAGGGGAAAGTCGAAATGAAAAAGCGGAAAGAAAATGAAGTTGAAAATATGGTGGTGAACACCAAAACGATAGCCTCCATGATCGGCGTTACTGATCGCCGGGTGAGGCAGATGGCAGAGGAAGGAATCATCGAAAAAGTAGGACATGGAAGATTTGAACTCATGGACACCATGAGACGATACATAGATTATTTGAGAAACACCGGTGAAGCTTCTGCAGAAGAAATGGACCTGGTGAAAAAATATGATCATGAGAAAATGCTCCACGAAGCAGCAAAGCGTGAAGCAGCTGAATTAAAACTGGCCGTTATGAAAGGCAGTCTGCACGAAGCTGAAGTGGTAGAAAAGGTTATGACAAAGATGCTGTCAACCTTCAGGGCAAAAATACTGGCCATCCCATCAAAGGTGGCACCGGTGCTTATTGCAAGAAATGAAATTGCGGTGATCCAGGATTTGATACAGAAAGAAATATATGAAACCCTGGAAGAATTTAGTGACTATGATCCCAAGATGTACAGGGGTGAAAAATACATTGATTTTGATGATGTAGTGGAAGAGGATGAAGACTCCGAGGAAGAGGACGATGAAGAAGAATCAGAAAATGACCAGAAAATGAGTGAGAAGGATGAACAAGACTGAAAAACTTTTCACGAAAATAGTAAAAGTACTGAAGCCGCCACCACAGATTGTAATCAGTCAGTGGGCCGACAATGAAAGAAGGCTATCGAAGGAATCATCAGCTGAAGCAGGACGGTGGAGAACAAGCCGGGCACCCTACCAGCGTGAAATGATGGACTGTATCAATGATCCGGAAGTTGAAAACATTGTGCTCATGACTTCGAGTCAGATTGGAAAGACTGAGATTGTACTGAACATCATAGGATACTACATGGACTATGACCCATCACCAATGCTATTAGTCATGCCGACACTGGACCTGGCAGAAGGATTCTCAAAAGACAGACTTGCACCAATGATCAGGGACACACCGGCGTTGCAAAATAAAGTAAAAGACCACAAAACACGAGATTCAGATAACACATTGTTGCACAAGAAGTTTCCTGGTGGGCATGTAACCTTGGTAGGAGCAAATTCGCCGGCTGGGTTATCATCAAGGCCAATCAGAATATTATTGGCAGATGAAGTGGATAGATTTCCGGCCACCGCAGGTGATGAAGGGGACCCCCTGGGACTGGCGGCAAAAAGAACAAAGACCTTCTGGAACAGAAAAAAGATATACGTTTCGACCCCTACAATAAAAGGCGAATCAAGGATTGAAGCGGAATATGAAGACGGAACCATGGAGCAATGGCACCTGCCTTGCCCAGAATGCGGACACCTGCAACCACTAAAGTGGAGTCAGATAAGATTTGAAGACGTAACCCATGAATGTGCAAAGTGCAAAGAAAGATTTTCGGAGTTTGAGTGGAAAGAACAAACTGGCCAATGGCTGGCGCAAAGGGAATGCCAGGGGAAAAGAAGCTTTCACCTGAATGCGTTGGCATCACCATGGGAAAGATGGGAAAATATAATTGAAGACTTCAGGGATGCAAAACAGAAAGGCCCTGAAGTACTGAAAGTATGGGTAAACACCACTCTGGGAGAAACATGGGAAGACGATGGAGTACAAACAACTGAAGAAGACCTGCTGAAACGCCGTGAAAGGTACGATTGCGACCTGCCAGATGGCGTTTTATTAATTACAGCAGGAGTTGACGTACAGGATGATCGCCTGGAAGTGGAAGTGGTAGGATGGGGAACCGGAAAAGCATCATGGGGCATCGGATACCAGATATTTTATGGAGATCCGGCACAAAAAGCACTTTGGGACCAAGTGGATGAATACCTGCAAAAGTCATTTTCATACAAATCAGGTGATCAGTTGCGAATATCATGCGTATGCGTTGACTCAGGTGGCCACTACACCCAGGAAGTATACAAGTTTTGCAAACCAAGAGAACACCGAAGAATATACGCAGTGAAAGGAAAAGGCGGAAAAGATGTGCCATTTGTAGGTAAAGCCACGCGAAACAACAGGGAGAAAGCAGCTCTTTTCACCCTGGGGGTAGACGCCGGAAAAGAAGTACTCATGACAAGGCTGAAAGTTGAATATGAAGACAAACCCGGATACTGTCACTGGCCAATCGAAAAAGAAAAAGGCTACGACTCAGTATATTTCGAAGGCCTTTGTTCTGAAAAACGAGTGATCAAGTACTATAAAGGCCGGCCAAAGATTGAATGGGTTAAGAAATCAAGTGTGCCTAATGAACCGCTTGACCTTAGAAACTATGCAACAGCCGCCCTGGAAATTTTAAACCCGGACCTTGAACGAATGAAAGAGGAAAACAAAACAGGAGCCATTTATGAGCAAACATCACGCAAAAAGAAAAGGCGCAGAGTGATATCAAAAGGAGTAACCGGTTAGGGGTGAAAAAATGTCAGAGATTATCACACTGGAAAGAGCAAAAAAACACCTGATAGCATGGCTGGACGCAGAAATAGCAGTATCAACCGGCCAAATGTACAGAATAGGACCTAAGCAGCTGCAGAGGGCAGATTTGAGCGAAATAAGAAAGCAAATTGCCTATTGGAGGGGAGAAGTAAACCGCCTGGGAGGAAAACAATCAAGAAAAGCAATGCGTATCATACCAAGGGACCTGTAAGGGGTGAGATAAGTTGAACGTTTTAGACAAAATCTATACACAAATAGCACCAGAAAGAGCACTTAAAAGACAGCTGGCCAGAAAAAAACTTGAAATATTTAACCAGGGTTACGGCGATCACGGTGCAAGCGGTCGAAAAAAGAGCTTGATGGGTTGGCTAACAAACACCGGATCAGTGCTTGAAGACGTGGAAACACATATCCCGACCCTGCGGGAGCGGTCAAGGGACCTCTATATGGGTGCGCCGTTGGCCACCGGAGCCCTGAAAACCATCCGGACAAACGTAATAGGCCCAGGGTTAAAGGTAAACCCGCAGATAGACTATGAATTTTTAAAAATGACACAGGAAGAAGCAGAAGAATGGTCAATCAAAACCGAGAGAGAATTCAGGCATTGGTCAAGCAAGGTGCATTGTGATGCCCAGCGCATGAACAATTTTTACGAGCTGCAGCAGCTGGCATTTTTGTCGTGGATGATGTCAGGTGATTGTTTTGCGCTGTTGCCGGTGATACCACGCAAAAACTGTGTTTATGACCTGCGCATAAACATCATTGAAGCAGACAGAGTGTGCACGCCACCAGGAAAAACAGAGTATGGAAAGGTAATAAACGGCGTTGAAATCAATGAAAACGGAGAAGTGGTGGCCTACCACATTGCAGACAAACACCCCGGATCGAGTATTTACAACGGAAAAGAAAACAAATGGACAAAAATCGATAAGTTCGGTGAGCTATCCGGCCGGCAAAATGTGATACACCTAATGGAATCTGAACGTCCGGAACAGCGTAGAGGGGTGCCAATACTGTCGCCGGTCATTGAGTCGTTAAAACAACTTTCTCGCTACTCAGAAGCGGAGCTGATGGCCGCTGTTGTTACAGGAATGTACACCATATTCATAACATCAAAAACACCTGAAGAATCACCTATGGGCGAAGGAATACCAGAAGAAGACAGGATAGAGGGTGATGAAAACAGTTACCAGCTAGGCAATGGCACCATGATTGCCCTGGCAGAGGGGGAAGACATAAAAGAAGCAAACCCGCTTAGACCAAATACCGCCTTTGACGGATTTGTTACAGCCGTTTGCCGGCAAATTGGATCGGCCTTGGAGCTGCCCTATGAAATGCTGCTGAAACATTTCACAGCAAGTTACTCTGCTTCCAGAGCGGCAATGTTGGAAGCATGGAAAATGTTTAAAATGCGCCGGTCATGGATGGCATCAGATTTCTGTCAGCCAATTTACGAAGAATGGCTCACTGAAGCGGTAGCAAAAGGCCGAATAAGTGCACCAGGGTTCTTAACAGACCCACTCGTAAGGGAAGCGTACTGCGCAGCTGAATGGAACGGTCCTTCACAAGGCCAGCTCGACCCGCTGAAGGAGGTGAACGCAGCTGCAAGACGTGTGCAGGAAGCGTTCTCGACAAGAGAGCGTGAGACCGTTGAGCTGACAGGCGGAGATTTTAAGAAAAACGTCAGACAGAGAAAAAATGAAGAAAAGATGATGAAGGAAGGAGGCCTGATCGCTGATGAATTGGTGGGAAATTAAGAACCTGTCAGAAAAAGAAGGTGAAATACTGATATACGGAGACATTACCGACTGGAAATGGGATGAGAGTGATGTAACCGCATCAGACTTTGACAAAAAACTTAAAGCACTGGGAGATGTTGAAACCATAAAAGTACGCGTTAACAGCTATGGAGGAAGCGTTTTTCAGGCAGCTGCAATCAGAAACATGCTCTATGATCACAGCGCTAGAGTGGTAGCCATTGTTGAAGGCATAGCCGCATCTGCAGCCAGCTACATCATAACAGGGGCCGATGAAATACAAGTGCATGAAAACAGCATGATCATGATACACAACCCTGCTACAGTTGCCTGGGGAGATGCAAAAGAACTCATTAAAGCGGCAGAAATGCTTGAAAAGGTAGAAATTACCCTCATAGCCGCATACAAGGAAAAAACAGGAAAGACAGAAGCAGAGTTGGACAAAATGATGGAAGACGAAACATGGATGACTGGCAAGGAAGCGGTGGAAGAGGGTTTTGCAGATACACTGCTTGAACCTGTGGCTATGGTTGCTAGTGGTAAAAAGCTGGTAGCGGCAGGCATCGAGTTCGACTTAACAAAATTCAGCAAAAAACCACCGATTGAAGAAGTAGCAGCAAGAGCACCGGAAAAAAAGCCGGAGCCTGAAAATATATCTGCTGTAAAAAACGAGGTAGGAGGGAAAAATATGACATTAGAAGAATTGAAAGCGGCTCACCCTGATTTGTGTGCACAAATCGAGCAGGAAGCAGCGGAAACAGCACAGGCAAAAGAACGCGACAGAATCAAAGCAATTGAAGACGTGGCCGTGGCAGGATCAGAAAAAATGGTGGAAGCGGCAAAATTTACCGAGCCCATCTCAGCTGAGCAATTGGCCATGAACATCATCAAAGCACAAAAAGAAAAAGGTCAACAGGTCCTTAATGCCACTAACAAGGATGCAGAACAGTTGAACGATGTCAAAGGATCGACACCCGAGGAAGACAAGCAGCAAGAGGATGAAATTGTAAATGCAATCGTTGAAGGAGCCAACAAAAAGGGAGGTGCCAAGTAATGAGAGTATTGGGAAACATGGAATATGAAAATCTGTTTGCAGGAAGTGTACAACCAGTGGTGACAGAAAGCATCACCGTGGCAGCATCACAGGAACTGGTACTTGGTCAAGTGGTTGAACTGGACGCCAGCGGAAACGCAGTGGCACCATCCGGAGAAACCATAGACCCGACAAAAGCATATGGCATCATGGCTGCTCCCGTTACAACAGAAGCAGCAGAAACAAAGGAATCCGTTGTGTTTTTAACCGGCGAATTCAACCAGGATAAAATCATCATCCCTGATGGTGAAGACCTGGCCGACTACAAACTGGCCCTGCGCAAGCTGGGAATTTTCTTGAAACTTGCCGTAAAGGCATAACCACAACCAAAGAGATGGGAGGAATTAATACATGAACATTTTTGCACCAAAAACCATGATGGCTGCAGTTGAAAGAATGGCACCTGTACACACTTTCATCAAATCAACATTTTTCACAAACGAAAAAACCTTCGTGACTGAAAGTGTTGAAGTTGATGTGAAAAAGGGAAGCCGGCGCATGGCGCCTTTTGTGCACCCACGAATTGGAAGCAAGACGGTTGAAAACCGTGGGTACCAAACAAAGGAATACACGCCACCAACAGTGGCGCCCGAACTGCCCACGAGAGCAGAAGACCTGTTGAAACGTATGGCAGGCGAAAACCCTTACAGCGGCATGTCGCCTGAACAAAGAGCCGCTAAAAAAATGGGGGAAGATTTTCGTGAACTGAATGAAATGATCACACGGCGTGAAGAATTTATGTGCGCCCAGGTTCTGTTCACCGGAAAACTGCATGTCATTGGTGAAGGAATAAACGAAGAGATTGATTTCCAGTTTACAAACAAAAAGACACTCAGCGGCACGGATTTATGGAGTGATGAGGGCAGTGATCCGCTCAACGACCTGGAAGTATGGCAGGACGAAGTACGGGTAAAAGGCCTCGTTAACGCAGACATGTGCATCATGTCAACTGACGTTGTAAAAGTATTTATCAGCCATGCAAAAGTGAAAGAAATGCTGGACAATCGCCGCATTGAGCTGGGAATTATCAACCCCAAAGATCTGCCAAATGGCGCGAAATACATTGGCCGAATCAACAAACTGGGAATGGATATTTACCAGTACGACGGCGTGTATCTGGATGATTTCACCAATCCAGCAGAACCAACCACCAAAAAGCTGGTGCCTGAAAAAACATTGGCGCTGGCAAGCTCTGATGCGAACTACACCATGAACTATGGTGCTGTAACCCTGATTGACCAGAAGACAGAAGCCTTCTTCACTGTTGAATCAACAAGAGTACCAGACACACGCATTGAAAAGAAACCTGCAGCCAGGTTCTTGACAATGTACTCAAAACCACTGCCTGTTCCGGATGAAATTGATTCATGGTTGGTGGCCACTGTCCTGTAGAGGAAATGAAAGGGTGATTGCCATGAAAGTGAAAGTGATCAGCGGCAGCATCCGGCATAACGGACAGGAATACTCAGCAGGAAAAACAATTGAAAACCTATCCGAAAATGATGTGCGGCGCCTGATTAACCTGGGCGTCGCATTACCTTTGCAACCTGTAAAGGAGCCGGAAAAAGCTGAAAAACCGGGAAAAGAGACGGTGAACGCACCTGAAATTCCAGACGTATCAGCTAAAACCATCAATGAAATTAAAAAGCGCATCAGCACAATTACGGATGTTAAAGTAATCAAAGCCATGCTGAAAAATGAAGAAAATTCACCCACTACACGAGTGGGAGCAGTGAAAGCCCTTGAGGAAAGGGTGAGGGAAATTGAATCTTAAAGAGCAGATGGTGAAAGACCTGGACACCTTTTTCAACGACGATGAAATGTCTGACAGTATTGCGGTGAATGGCGTTGAAATAGATGTTGTCATTGACACGGAAGCCATGAAAGAACGAAAAATGCAGAAAGCCGGTATGTTCGTAAGTGAAGGCATCGGCCTAAAATCAAGTGAGATCATATTCATTGCCAGAAAAGACCAGCTAACGGAAGAACCCTTCGAAGGCCAGCACATGAAATTTAATGGAAAACCCTACCGGGTGGCAGAAGTAACAGAAGGGAGCCTCATATACACCATTACCATTGAGAGGTACCAGACATGATCGACATTCGCGTAACAGAAACAGAAACAAAAGAACAGCTGGTAGCAAATGTTGAAAAAAGGCTGGGTAAATTCTGGCATAAAACACCAAATGTTATACGAAATGCGCTGAACAGAACGGCGCAAAACATTCAGAGCAACATCAAAAAAGAGGTAAGACAGAGGTATGTCATAAAAGCCTCTCATATCCAGGAAGCTATAGGAAAACCGAAAAAAGCCACTTTTCAGGACCTGACAATCACAGTAAAAACAAGAGGCGGCCCTATACCACTGGATAGGTTCAAAATTAAGCCAGGAACAGCCAGTGAACAGCAGCGCAGGCGAAAATTGTTCAACGTAACCATCAAAAAAGGCGAAACAAAAGAAATGGAAAGAGCCTTTGTCACTGACTTTGTAAAAAGAAAAAAAGACGGATCATCAGCAGTGATGGCTTTCAGGCGTACAGGAAAAACACGTTTGCCTGTTGAGCGCCTTTTTGGACCAACAATACCCTCAATGATCAACAACGAAGAGGTAAGAGAAAACATCATGGAAGAGGCTACGAACACATTTCAGAAGCGTCTGGACCATGAAATTGACCGCATATTGAAAAAGAGTTAACTGAAAAAGCAGCAAGAGGAAAGAGGGTAAAGCCCATGATACCAGTCGAACTGCAGGAAGAACTGGAAAAAAGGGTTACAAAGTGTCTGGAAAACTACCAGATACCAGACCCACACCACCAGCAGGCAGTGGAAGAGGATAAAAACACTGCCATAAAAATTTATAAACAGCACCTGCCTAAAAAAGACAAGGCAGATGAAAGCCTGTACCCTTATGTGCTCATAAAGCTCATGGAAGGTGAGCAGGACACAGACAACACGGCAACCGTGCTGCTATTGGCAGCGGCCTATGACGATGAAGACAGTTACCAGGGTTTTCAACATACCGCCGGCATACTACAAAAGATTTATCAGGACATTATGCGTAACCAGGTGGTGGGGAAAAGGTTCTCGTTACAACTGCCCATACGCTGGGCATTCCCGGACGATGATACATTCCCCTATTTTTTCGGAGCCATTGAAACCATGTGGGAGCTGCCATCAGCACTAAGAGAAGATGTGGAAGGGATGATCTAATGGCCATACGAAAAAAAACCACTAAGCAACAAGCAACAGTTATTTACTGGGGACCAAGCATGAAAAGCGTGCTGCAGTACAGCACGTTCAGAAATGGGTTACCGCCGGCCTTAAAAGATTTGACAAAACAGCACAAATGGTTCAAAGGAATGCTTGTGCCGCCGGCTAAGCTTTCGGAAGTAATGAAAAGCATGAAAGAACAAGGTTCCAGGGAACACACTCTGTACAAAAAAGCCCTGGAAGCCATTAAGGAAGGGGGAAAATAATCAATGTACAACCATGGAGTACGAATTCAGGAGAACCCGACGTCTATCACGCCTCCCATTGTATCAAATGCAGGTGTGCAGGTGGTTGTGGGGACAGCTCCCGTCAATTTATCAACAGACATTGAACGAGTGGTGAACAAGCCGGTAGTTGCCTTCTCATGGGCAGAAGCCATTGCCCAGCTTGGCTACAGTGATGATTGGGATAAGTTTACACTGTGCCAGAGCATGGACGCATCTTTCAGACGCATTGGCGTGGCACCGGTTATTTTTATCAACGTATTGGATCCGGACGAACACACTGAAGCAGTGACAGCACAAACATTGTTGATGGAAAACGGAAAAGGCATCGTGGAAACCGAAGGAATTATGCTTGATACCCTGGTGGTAAAAAGCGCAGATGGGGCAACAACCCATACAAAAGACGAAGACTACACAGCCGCCTTCAACAAAGACGGTCACGTACTGGTAACAGTACTGGATGGAGACATTTTAACTACTGTGGAAGAACTTCAGGTGGACTTTTCACGACTGGCACCTGAACAAATCACAAATGCGGACATTATCGGTGGTTATGATGTAGTCAACAACCTGTACACAGGACTTGAAAACATCACGCAGGTATACCCGCGACTGGGCATTGTACCAGGGCAGATTCTGGCCCCTGGTTGGAGCCAGGACCCGGAAGTGGCATCAGTGATTGCGGCAAAAAGCCAAAACATCAATGGCGTGTTCCGATGCACAAATCTGCTGGACATTGACAGTGACACAGTCACAAGTTACCAGGACGTGCCGGAATGGAAAAACAACAACAGCTACGTGAGTGAAGATACTTTTGCCCTGTGGCCTAAAGTTGTGATTGGTGAACGTGAATACTGGTACAGCGCAGTAATGGCAGCCGTGATCGCACGCACAGACGCACAGAATGATGATGTGCCTTACGTGTCTCCATCGAATAAAACCATCCCAATCACTGGCATGGTGGCTAATGGAGAAGAAGTGTACCTGGATCAAATGCAGGGCAATTTCCTAAACGGTGCAGGGGTAACAACCGCCATCAATATCAACGGATGGAGAACATGGGGCAATAGAACAGCAGCTTATCCAGGAAACTCAGACCCGAAAGACAGTTGGTTGCCAATCAGAAGAATGTTCAGCTGGTGGGGAAACACCTTCATTTTGACATACTTCCAAAAAGTGGACGATCCGACCAATTACCGACTCATTGAGAACGCTGTTGACTCAGAAAACATAAGAGCCAACGGATTTAAAGCGCGTGGACAGCTAGCCGGCGCAGTGATCGAGTTTAGAAAAGACATGAACCCAATCACACAAATACTGGATGGAAGAATCGTATTCATTCAGCGTATTGCAGCGTTTATACCAGCAGAAGACATTGTAAACGTGCTGGAATTTGACCCAACACTACTTGAAGAAGCCCTTGGAGGTGTATAAAGAATGAATCCAATCCCTGAAAAAGTGGTGAACTATAACGTCTATGACGACGCTGAAAAGCTCGTGGGCGTAGCGGCAGAAGTCACCCTGCCATCTGTGGAGCTCATGACTGACACCATCTCGGGTGCCGGCATTGCTGGTGAGTATGAATCACCAACACCAGGCCACACAGGCTCCATGACAATGGAGATTCCTTTCCGCACACTGATGCAGAAGTCTTTCAACCTCATGAAAAACAAAGGTCGGTCAATTGTGCTGAGAGCAGCACAACAAAGCTTCGACGTGGCCGCAGGTGAAGTGAGGACCAGAGGATTAAAAATAACCGTCAGAGGCATGCCAAAAGGTATGGCTCTGGGAACCCTGGGCGTGGGCAGGCAAACGGAATCCAACAACCAGATTGAAGTGGTGTACATGAAGATCGAGGAAGAGGGACGAACACTTTTGGAAATCGACAAGCTAAACTTCATCTTTGTGGTTGACGGAGAAGACATGCTGCAGGAAGTAAGAAACCTCATCTAAACAACAATACCAATCGGAAAGGAGCGTGTGAAGATGAGCGCAAAGAAAAGTGACTACATGATTCCGCTAAGTAAACCGTACACATTTGAAGGAAAAGAGTATAAGGAACTGGATATGTCACCCATTGAAGACCTAACAACTGAACAGCTGAAAACAGCTGAAAACATGATGGCCAGATCCGGTAACTTTTCCATCATGAACGAAAGCAGCGTGGCATACACCTGCTTTATTGCATCGCAGGTGACAGGAAAACCCGTTGAGTTCTTTGATAAGCTGCCGGCCAAAGATGGCACAAAAATCAAGAATATCGTTATGGGTTTTTTGAACGGGTAGGGTTAATAGAAGAAGTTGAATTCAGGTATAGATCAAGGATCGACGGGCGCATGCTGTCAAAAGTGTGTGTCCGTTTATCTATGTGCACTTATACAAATTTGGAATACCTGAATAAAATGTCGCTGTTGAACCTATCCGAAATAATTGAGGAGGTAGAGGCGGTGAACAAAAAATGAGTGTTGCAAAACAATACGAAATAGCGTTTAAAATGGCAGCTAAGTTAGATCCTTCAATGCAAAAAGCCTTTGCAAACACCGCCAAGAATTTCAAGGGATTCGATAAAAACATGAAAAACTCCGGAAAACAGGCGGGCCTTTTGCAAAAGACATTTGGATCATTAACGGGGGCCATGAAGGCGCTCGGAGTAGCCGCCCTATCTTATGTGGGATTTAGAACGTTCAAAACTGCTATTGACGCAGCTGTGGGATTCCAGGATCAGATGGCCAACGTTGCCACCCTGCTTGATGGAGATGTACAAGCATCACTGAAAACCATGGAATCAGGCGTGAAAAACCTTGCCAAATTAACCGGAAACGAAACAGAAATGCTTACAGATGGACTATACCAGGTGGTTTCTGCCTTTGGAGATACAAAAGACAACATGGGAATATTGGAAACAGCCGCAAAATCAGCCATGGCAGGAAACGCGACTGTAGCAGACAGCGTAAACCTGCTTTCAGCTGTCACGAAAGGATATGGAGACACAAGCACAGAGGCAGTGAAAAAAGTATCTGACCTGGCATTTCAAACTGTTAAACTTGGACAGACAACCTTCCCTGAGCTGGCAGCAAATATGGGAAAAGTCATTCCGTTCGCTTCAACATTAAGAATTGAGCAGGAAGAACTTTTCGGAGCTATGGCTACACTGACGGGGGTAACAGGTGGAACAGCTGAAGTAACCACGCAGCTTAGAGCAACAATGCAATCATTCTTAAAACCAACAAAGAACATGGAAGCTCAGTTGCAAAAACTTGGTTATGCAAACGGAATGGCTGCACTTGAATCTGAAGGCTTGGACGGAATGCTGAAAAGACTGAAAGACTCAGTAAATGGTGACGAAGTTGCATTGTCGAACCTGTTTGGATCAGCAGAAGCAACCAGTGCAGTATTGGCATTGACAGGAGCCCAGGCAGAAAACTTTGCAGAGAAAACGAACGCCATGAAAGAGGCTCTGGGAGCAACTGAATCGGCATTCGAAACAAAACAGCGCACGGCAAAAGCAGCCATGGGAAGAATAAAGCAATATGTAAATGTGGCGGCAATTAACATCGGAAACAAAGCCTTGCCATTAATCGTGGATGGACTCAGCTATGCAATGGAAATGTTTGATAAAGCAGGTCCGGTGGCCAACAGGTTTAAAGAGAGGCTACAAGTACTCTCTCCTATCATTGACATCATAAGAAACAGCGCAATTTGGCTGAAGGATACAGGAGTAGACAGTTTTAATGCCATAAGAGATGCAATATCTAAAAACATTCCACAGGTGGAAAACCTGGATGAAAAAATACAGATAGCAGCATCAATGCTTGAAAATGGGTTCGAGGCCGCCAAGCCAATTATTGAATGGATTGGAACCGAGGGCATCCCAAAGGCAATTGAAATTATGGTAGAAATGCATGAAAAAGCAAAAGATGTATACAATTTCATCAAAAGCAATTGGAACGTCATAGGACCAATTGTAATGGGAGTTGTAGCTTCCATGGCTGTGTATAAAGGCGCAATGCTGACAGCAACAGTGGTTACAAAAGGAATTGCATTAGCGCAGCTGGCAGCTGCAGGAGCCGCAAAAGCATTTGGACTGGCAATGGCCTTTGTCACATCACCTATCGGAATAGTAGTGTTGGCCATAGGGGCAGCTATTGCAATAGGGATGCTGCTATACAAAAACTGGGACTGGATAAAAAGCAAAGCCGGCCCTATATGGGAAGGCATTAAAAATGGCATCAAAGGACCAGTGAATGGCATTATTGGTTATGCAAATGCAGTGATCACAGCATATGAAAAAATGCTAAACGGAGTAGGAAAGATCATTGGAAAAATACCATCAATCAGCATACCTGAATGGGTACCGGGCCTGGGTGGAAAAACCTTCTCAATACCAAAAATACCAGAGGTTACACTGCCTAAAATTCCAATGCTTGAAAAGGGTGGAATTACAACTGGGCCGACTCTCTCAATGATTGGAGAAGGAAAAGAGCAGGAAGCCATTTTGCCACTGTCACGCCTTGAAAGCCTGCTGGGGATACCACCAAGAGATGGTGGAGACACAATACACTATAGTCCACAGTTTATCATCCAAGGCAATGCAGATAAAAAGGTAATCGAAGAGGCAGAAAAAGAATCGTTCAAACGGTTCACCAGCAACTATGAAAAGTTCAAGCGAAAAAGAAGGCGGGTAACCTTCGCACAGTAAGGAGGCTGGCCATGAGAAATTACACCACAGTATCGGGAGATACTTTCGATTTGATAGCACACCGGGAAATGGGGTCAGTATTCCGGATCAGGGAGTTAATGGAAGCTAACCCAAACCACATCGACAAAGTAGTGTTCAGCGGAGGGATCACCATCAAAATTCCGGAAATTGCCCCCTCGCAAGGCAGCACTATTGAAAACATACCGCCATGGAGGCGATAGCATGAAAGAAATAAGAAGAACGTCAGTAGACATCTTCTACCAAAACAAAAACATTACCGCCGACATTGCGCAAGATCTGATAAGCCTCACCTATTCTGAAAAAGCATCAGGTGAGGCGGACAGTCTAGCCATTGAAGTCAAAGACAGTAAGAAAAAATGGATGGGAGACTGGTTTCCTGAAAAAGGGGATACCATCATGGCGTCCATTGTCACAAAAAACTGGGAAAAGGAAGACCGGGAAAAAAGGTTTTTCTGTGGCAATTTTATTATTGATGAGCCGGAGTTTAGAGGCCGGCCGATTACTGCAACCATCCAGGGGCTATCAATCCCATCGAATGAAGATTTTATGGAAACGGAACACTCGCGCACTTTTGAGATGGCCACCCTTAAAGAAATTGGCAAGGCAATAGCCAGCGCAAATGGATTGAAATTGAAGTATGAATCAGCCTTTAATCCAGTGATAAATTTTATTGAACAGGCCCAAAAACCGGACGCAGGCTTTCTGTTTGAAGTTGCGAAGCGTTATGGGATGGCCATGAAAGTATACCGGGATCACATTGTACTGTACAGGGAAATGGAACTGGAAGCGAAAAACCCACCACAAAAAGTGGATGAAAAGACAATGAAGCCAGTGACGCTCACCATTGATGAAACGAACATTGATTCATCATGGGAAGCCAGAACCAGTACGGCCGGCGTTTATGATGCCTGTGAAGTGACATACTCACTACCAGACACAGAAGAAACCTACACATATACTTTCAGGGCACCAGGTAGGACAGGAAACAAAATACTGAGAGTGAATGAAACAGTTTATAGCATTGCAGAGGCTGAAATAATAGCACAATCAAAGCTACGTGAAGCGAACAAGTACGAAACTGTACTCGGTGGAAATCTGCCAATGAACCTGGACATCATGGCAGGGATCAATGTCATTATAACTGGATTTGGAAAATTCAACGGAAAGTATTTTATTGATGCAGTTGATCACAGCGTTGGTCAAAAATCGACAACTAATTTTGCATCTCACAAAGTATTGGAGGGGTACTGATGGACGCGCTGAGAATCATTAAAAACCTTTTCAGGGTGGCCACGGTATCAAGCGTGAACTATCAGGCCGGTAAAGTCAGAGTGACCTTTAAGGACAAAGAAAACACAACGTCAGGAGAAATACCCATGATGGCATTCGAGTATATGATGCCGGAACCTGGGGATTCAGTGTTTTGCATTTTCCTGGGCACAGGCACATCGCAAGGTGTGTGCATAGGAAAGTTCTTCAGCCAAATGGTAAAACCTGTTGAATGGGGAAAAAAGCTGTACTATAAGCATTTCTGGAATGAATCATACTTAAAGTATGACAGCCAGACAAAGACCTTCACCATTTCAGCACAAAACATTAGGCTCATGGGAGACGTGACCATAACAGGTAATCTGACAGTGGAAGGAAGCACGAGGATAAACCAGGGCCTTATTGTTGATAGTGACGTGAAAGTGGATGGAAATATACATGCAGAGGGCAATATAACAGCAGTAGGAAGTATAACACCATCCGTACCCACAGAAAAACCATTTTAAGGCGGTGATATACCATGGCAACAATAGGATTTTTTGGACCAATAACCTTTAGAACATCAGACAGGCGAATACTAACGTTTAGAAATTACAGTCGTGAATCATTCGCAAATTTCGCAGAACACCGCCTGATACTGCGAAAGCCACAACTGGAATTTATGGGAACGGAACTTGATATTGTGACCTTTAACATTGATCTGAATGCCAGTAATGGTGTAAACCCCATGAAAGAGTATGAGAATTTGCACGAGATTTTGAAAAAAGGTGAAGCCCATACCCTGGTGATCGGAAATAAGCCACAGGGAGAAGGTAAATGGGTGATTGAAAGCATGTCAAAAGCGTTAAATGTAGTGCTTGACCGTGGACAAGTGTACAGTTTAACCCTGGAACTAAGCCTGAAAGAGGACGTTGAAGAGGAAGAGGGATTGGTTCTATGGAAACCTGCACCAGCACCGCCACCACCTATGGCATCGCCAGTACAGGAAACACAGTCTGAAACAAAAACAGGAACCGTAACTGCATCGGTGCTTAATGTGCGACCAGGGCCAGGGATGTCACATGCACCTATAGGAACGCTGACAAATGGCACACAAATAACCATTGTAGGAAGTTCTGGTAATTGGCTTGAAATAGAGTACGGAGGCGGGACGGCTTACGTATACAACCAGTATATAAGGGTGGATTGATACCATGGAAATTAACCTGAATGCAGCTGAAATTATTTTCGACGCTTCCGGAGCCGAAGAGATTGTGCAAAATGTCAGAACGATCATAACCACGGCAAGAGGATCAGTGCCGCTGGATAGAAACTTTGGCATAAATATCGATGTTTTAGATCTTCCGCTGGAAGAGGCTAAAGGAAGACTGGTAGTGGAGTATACAGAACAAATAAAACGTTACGAATCAAGAGCAAGAGTATCAGAAGTAACCTTCGAGACAGATGCCTTGCAGGGAAAATTATACCCAAAGGTGGTGATCATAGGTGTCTAACGAATCAATAAGAGCCTTCAGAAGCTTGCCGGAAATTAACTTTGTGAATAAGGATGTACAAACAATGTTGTCTCAAATGGTGGCAGAGTATGAAGAGGTCTATTTCGAGTCAACGGGTGTGAGAAAAACCCTGTCACCAGGAGACCCGGTAAGAATATGGATTTATGCACAGGCTCTAAGAGAATACGGATTGCTTCAGCAGATAGACTACGCAGCAAAACAAAACCTGCTCAGGTATTCTGAAGGAAGTTATTTGGAAAATCTGGGAGCCATAGTGGGAGAAGGAAGAAACGGACCATCGGCAGCTGTTACAACTGTAAGGTTTACAAAATCACAGGAAGGCACAACCATACCGATACCTGCAGGAACATTAACAACCCCAGGAAACGGTATTTTTTTTGAAACAACGGTCTATGCAGAAATAGAAGAAGCAGAAGAATACATCGATGTGCAAAGTATTTGCAGAACCCTGGGCACAGCAGGTAATGGGTTTACACCAGGACAGATAAGCACGCTGGTAAACCCAGTGGCCGGCATTGCATCAGTGGCCAACACCACCACATCACAAGGCGGTGAAGCTGCAGAAGACGATGTATCACTAAGAGAGCGAATCTACTTGAAACCGGAGTCGTTTTCAGTGGCCGGTCCGGGAGATGCCTATGTGTTTTTCGCTAAGCAGTACAGCTCAGCGATAGGTGATGTAAAACCAAGTTCACCCGATCCGGGAGTTGTTGACATTCGATTCATCCTATCAGACGGATCCATCCCAGACAGCTCACTGATCACCGAGATAACAAACTACCTAAGCGCATCAAATAGAAGGCCGTTAACGGATAATTTACAAGTAGGTGCTCCGGACCAGGTAGACTACGCAATCGAACTAACCTACTACATCGGAAAACAAAACGAATCAAGAGTGGTGGAAATACAAGACGCCATAAACCTGGCCATAAGCGAATATGTCACCTGGCAAAAGATAAGGATTGGAAGAGACATAAACCCATCAGAGCTGAGCGCCAGAATAGTACAGGCGGGAGCGAAACGTGTGGAAATAACAAGCCCTGTATTTACTGTGATTGGAGAAACGGAAGTGGCAAAAGAAACCACGATTGATGCAGCGTATGGGGGTCTGGAAGATGAGTAAAACAACCAAAACCGTCACACTTCTTGAATTGCTTCCGGAAAATCTAAGATCAGATCCGGATATAATAGCAGCATCAGCTGCTGCAGACAAGGAGTTTCAGGAAATTGCTCAGAAAGTGGGTCTGGTAATGGTCATGACAGACATTGACAGTGCCCCGGGAATTATACTGGATCACCTGGCAATACAAATGCGAATTGATTTCTATGATACAGCTTTTCCGATTGAAACAAAGAGAAGGCTGGTGAAATCGGGTTATCTGAAAAAGTACACCAAAGGAACACCCTATGCCGTTCAGCAAATAATTCAAGATGTTTTCGGAAACGGAGAGATAATTGAATGGTTTGAGTATGAAGGAGAACCATACAGTTTTATGGTTAAAACAGATGCCCTGGCATATAGTGAAGAAAGGATTGAACAAATAGTAAAATTAATAAATACAGTAAAAAATTTAAGGAGTTGGCTGGAAAAAATATTCATCGAAAAAACAAAAGAAATGGAGTTAAACATTGCTCTAGGACACATGAAGGGAACGGTGGTTACATCTGGAATAGATATAGCCGCAGGTGAAACAAAGGCAAAACTAAATAAAGCGGGATGCATACAGGTAGTTAATGAAATATTTATAACCTAAAGGAGGGAGCAAGTTGGCGGATTTTCCGAACATTCAACTAACAAATAAGGGATTAGCATTACAGGCAAAAGCCCAAATAGGAACACAACTGCAGTTCACTAGATCTGGCATAGGTGACGGAACACTGGAACCAGAACAGGAAATAAAAGATTTGAACGTGCTCATAAGTGAGAAAAAAACACTGGACATAGGAGATATGTCAGTGATTGGAGATGGAACAGTAAGAATAAGAATATATGTAACAAATGAAGATCTTGCAGAGGGATTTTTTGTGAGAGAAATTGGCATATTTGCAAATGACCCAGACGAAGGAGAAATACTATATTGCTATACAAATGCTGGGGCATTTGCAGACTACTTACCTGCAGATCAAGGATCAACAGTGATTGAATCGATACACAATATTACGACAACAATTGGGGAAGCGGAAAATGTAAGCATAACAGTGGAATCGGGAATATATGTAACGCAACAAGATTTTAATGTGCACAAAAACGATAAAGCAACAGACGCAGCCCTAGGCCACGTAAAAGTAGACGGAAACACCATCACTATTGACGAAAATGGCATTATCAGCGCCGGCACACCTGGCACATTCCGATACGGCATAAAAATCGACAAAAACGACTCGAACCCCTTTACACGGGTGGAATACCTATACGACGCTGTAGGCATGATCCCGGCCGGCATGAACTATTCAGCAGACGAATTTAATTACGGATCATGGAGAGGCTTCTGCGAATGGATAAACACCCCCGTCATGCTAAACTACGATGGTACCGTCGCCTACCGACTAGACCGAAACGATCAAACAAAAAAAGCCGACGGAACAGCCTCGGACATCGGAAGCACAGCCTTTGCAGGAAATGCAATGAGCCAGTTCAAACGGTTATGGATAAAAGAATGGGAAGACGCAACACATGAGTATATTGTTTTTTCAAACGTGCAGTACGATTCAAGCTACCACGCCCATGCATTTACTGACGAAAATGGAAACATACAGGATTACATGTACAAAGCAATGTTTGACGGATCGTATGTAGCGCCACGTCTTCGGTCACTGGCAACGGGTGCGGTCATGGCCAGTCAAACAGGACAAATAGAAATCGAAAGAGCGGAAGAAAACGGGATTGGATGGCATATAGGTTACAAATCGCAACGAGACTACATCACTTACCTGCTATGGCTCATAGGCAAAACAACAGCAGATCAATTGACATTTGGAAACGGGAACAGCGATTCAGGTGTTTACATAGCACCAGGAGCCCTGAAAGGAAAAGGCCAATTCCACGGTTACAGCACTACAACCCAGGCGGTAAAAGTGTTCTACATCGAAAACTACTGGGGTAACTACTGGGAAAGAATGAGCGGCATGCTCCTGGCACTGAATGGAGAAATACACGTCAGAAAAACACCGCCATACCTGCAACCAGCGACACCAGACGAAAATGTAATGCCCGCCGGCTACACACCTACCGGCGTATTTCCAACAGGCGGATCAGGCGGGTATCTGCGTGATGCAAAAATCGTTGAAGATTTAGGATTCATCCCGGACACAAACGGTGCATCAGCAACAACGTACTATACATGCGGACTTTGGTACGCAGTTGGAGGCACTATAAAGTGGGCGCTTGTCAGTGGCGCTCGTGGCTATGGCTCTCTTTGCGGGGCCGGCACGGTGACGGTGTCCAATCCGCTCTCCCTTGCGACTTCGAACTTTGGCGCGTCGCTCTCCTTCCTTGAGAAGACCAGTTAAGCGGGGGCAAGGGGGCAGCCAGCCCCCGGAAAGAATTACACATCAACAATAAATCAAAATCATATATAGGGATATGGCACACATGCGCAGCGCTTGTCAGTGGCAATCGTAACAATGGCTCTCTTTGCGGGGCCGGCACGGTGAATCTGAACAATCCGCTCTCCAATGCGAATTCGAACATTGGCGCGTCGCTCTCCATTCTTATGGAAAAGTAACAAAAATCATCTCGAACGATGGTGTGCCATATTCCTTACCCCTAGGTAAAAATTAAGCCGAAACTGGATGGGTCAAGTAGGTTCATGCGAATTCGAACCACCCATAGGCCATAAGAAAGGACATCGTGGATGAAGACGGAAAAACACATATTTGAAAGAACAATATCAATGCAAAACATAACAGCTGCAATTTACCGAGCAGCTGAAGACAAGAAAGATAGAAAAGAAGTCCAGGAAGTATTGGCAGACGTTGAAAAACACGCATACCAAATTCATAAAATGCTGGTCACCGGCACATACAAACCATGCCCATACAAGGAATCCTTTATTAGAGAAGGAGCGGGACAGAAACAGCGGAAAGTTACAAAAATCGATTTTTATCCAGACCAAATCATACACTGGGCACTGGTACTACAATTACAGCCAGTTATAGAAAAAGGTGCATATGCCTACTCCTGCGGAAGCATGCCGGGCAGAGGACCGCATTTTGGAAAACCAAAACTTGAAAAGTGGATCAGAAAAGACAGGAAAAACACTAAATACAGTGCAAAATTAGACATCACAAAATTTTATGAATCAGTTACGCACACCCTGGCCAAGGCCAGTATCAGAACCATCATCAAAGACCCTAAAATGTTGTGGCTCCTGGACACCATCATAGACAGCTACCCAAAAGGCCTGCCAATCGGATATTTAACAAGCCAATGGCTGGCTAATTTCATTTTGCAAAAGCTGGACCACCTCATAAAACAAGTGCTGAAAATAAAGTACTACATGAGGTATATGGACGATATGATTCTGTTTGGGCCCAACAAAAGAAAACTACACAAAGCCGTGCGCATGATCATGGGGTACCTGGAAAAAATGAACCTCAAAATCAAGAAAAACTGGCAGGTATTTAAGCTAGATGCAAGAGCGCTGGATTTTATGGGATTCAGGTTTTTCAGGCACAAAACAATATTAAGAAAAAGCCTGATGTTGCGCATCACACGTAAAGCAAAGCGCATCTACAACAAAGGAAAAGCCACATTCAAAGATGCGGCCGCAATTATCAGTTATCTGGGATGGATAAAACACTCACAGACGTACAAGGTATTTAAAACAAGAGTAGTGCCTTATGTGTCGATCAAAGCCATGAAAGCCATTATAAGACAATATTCAAGAGGGGAGATTAGTCGAAATGAAAACATACCGCTCCGAAAGCACAGAACAGCCATTGCCAGTTGACGAAACCACAAGCCCGACAACCGTTTATGCAAGAGAAAACATTCAAGAAGAAACCAGAACTGACGACCAGGAAAATGAATCCACCTGGTACACCTACGACGAAACTCAGTACACCAAAGAGGAATGGCAAAAACTACAACAAGAACAACGCATAAATGCCCTGGAACAGGAAAACCAGCGCCTGCAAGAAGTGATTGACACCATGCTAGGACAACCAACAGGAGGTGAAGTATAATGTTAACCCACGAAGAAAGACTGCAAAGAGCCATTGTCTTTAACCAGGAAAGAGCAGCATCCCGCACAGCAGGCCAAATCGCAACCAGAAACCTGATCAAAACATCAGAGCTCACCCCTGAAGAAATGGCACAATTGGTCGGCATCTATCCAGCCTGGGCGCCAGACACCAACTACAAAGTCGGAGATATTGCTGCCTACCACGGTGCACTGTACGAAACCGTACAGGCCCATACATCACAGGCCGACTGGACGCCTGACACAGTGCCGGCCCTTTTCAAATCTCATGCACCCGTCGGTGTGATCCCTGAATGGACGCAACCTACGGGCGGGCATAACGCCTATGCAGTGGGAGAGCAAGTTACTTACAAAGGCAAGGTATGGACCTCGAAGATACCTGCCAACACAACCGTGCCTGACGGCGACGAGCCGTATAATAGGTACTGGGAACCAGAGGCAGCTTAATGCAGCGATTCAATAAAATCAGAAAGCTGTTGGATCAACTTGAACAGGAAATGATGAGCTTGATTGAGGACAGGCAGGAGCTGGAAGAAAATGAATTATCACAACGAAAGCCGTCCTGGGACTGTGGATGCAGAAAGTGTATGAAATGCGAAAACTTCAGGAGGTGACAGGATGGAAGTAAACATTCTAACGGCGATAGGAGTCACTGGCACGATATCAGGAATCATACTCGGGTACCTTGGATACAGAATAGGACTTAAAAAAGACTATTATGAGCAAGGCAGCGAAGCAACAGGAATTCGAAAAGATATCGAGTATATCATAGTGGCAATAGATAGGGTGAGTAAGGAACTTACAACACTGACTATCTGTGTGAATGGATTAATTGAGAGAGTAATCAGAGTGGAAGAGTCTGCAAAATCTGCACACAAAAGGATAGATGAACACATTAAAGCAATCAGCGGCGAAAGAAGGGAACACCCACGGAAAGATGTTTCGGAGGGGATGTGATTGAACTGAGCAAAAGAGTAGTAGTCGAAAAGCTTGAATTCAGCAAAAAAATACTCATATGGCTTTTTGTATGGGCAAACGTCATTCTGACTTTGGCTGTTTTTTTTGTCATAAAAAACCAAGATTCTGCCACTCTTCAGATACTGGTGTCAGTGATCGGGTTAGAAGTGATACTGGCCATTATATGGTATATGAAAAAAGCACAAGCAGAGAATGAAATAAAGATAAGGAAGGGAGGTGGAAATTATGAACAAAATTCAGATAGCGAAGAATTTTAGTTTGCATGAGTTTCAGTGCACAGGATCTGGACAGGCGCACAATCACGTCATGTTGGATGAGGTATTGCTGGCAAAGCTTCAGCAGCTGCGTGATGCTATAAACAAGCCGATAATCATTAACAGTGCTTTCCGTTGTCCACAGAGAAACACTGCTGTAGGAGGTTCGCCCAAAAGTCAACATTTACTGGGTAAAGCCGTTGATATACGCGTTAACGGGATGACTCCCAGGCAAGTGGCAGCTGCAGCAGAAAAGATCGGGTTTGGTGGCATAGGTATCTACAACACGTTTACTCACTTGGACACTCGCGCTGGTCGCGTAAGATGGAACGGATAGGAGGGCATATATGGAAAATATAATGATTGCAGCCATGGAGAACCTAGGATATGCAATAGGACTTATCATAGTATTTGTCCTATATTTCATAGCAAGGTTCTTTGGAAAGATACTGGGCAAAAAGTTTGAAATGACGGAACTCAGGGAAATAGCATGGACGGCCGTCAACCTAGCTGAAGACAAGTTTATTGGTGATGGAAAAGGAGAAAAGAGAAGAACGGAAGCAGTCGAATGGGCACATGCAGAAGCAAAGAGACTGGGTATTGTACTAGACAAAGAAAGAATGGAAGCCATTGTAAGAGGTATTTATAATGCAAGCCTAGAAGAAATTACAAAGGCACGGGAGAAAAGAGAAAAGAAAGCTGCAGAACCCTAAATAGCCAGCCAGGGCCAGAAGTGTTACTCCTTTCACTGCCTGGCCACCGCCACCCTTCGGGGTGGCTTTATTTTTTTGCGCAAAAAAAAGGCCCCCATACAGGGAGCCTAATAAAAAACTATACAGATGCGATAGAGTGACGATAAAAAACAATCGGCACAACAAGCCGCAAGTGAAGATGTATGCTATTTTGTACCTCTGTGGGTGAAGGGTCGTCTCCACCAACAAATCCCAACTACCGGTGTCCTCGCCGGTAGTTCTTGCTTTTTTGAGCGGTCCCTTAGCGTCTGGCCGCGTAACCACCGACAAATGCACATCATCTTCATTTACAATAATATTATCAACAAACAGATTGACAGCATTTTTCTTTTTTAGATCAGAGAAGTTCTTAATGTCCTGATACAAGGAAAGAAAATGATAAATCTGGTCCCGTGTAAAAGAAAGGTTCCGGTCAATCTTGGCCGCCTCATCCAGCCTTCGCTGCAAGGCAATCTGTTTTTCTTCCAACTCTTTCATCTTAATTTTCATTGACGGGTGATACATTCCATCCATGACAGACTGAAGCATACTCTCAACTTTTGCATCAGCATCCTTCAGCTGGTCCTGAAATTGTTTAACTTCATCCGGAACTTGCTGAGAAGACTTCTGAATATCTTCATAAATCTTATCGCTGGCCGGGCCAATGGCATCATCAGAAAAAAGATTATCATAAAGAAAATCAATCACCAGGTCTTCCACGAAGGGTTTACTGATAGGTTTCGCATCACAGGTGCGCTTATTGCGCCTTGCGTTGCATTCATAATAAGAGTAATCAGTTTTATTCCTGCCGGAACGCGCATGCTTACCAACCATGGCCGATCCGCACTTGCCACACAAGACTAATCCGGAAAGAATATAAACCCGCTTAGATTTGTACTGCCCTGTACGATGCTTGTTCTCTTCCATTTTTCTTTTCACCCTTTCAAACATTTCAGGCGTGATAATAGCCGGACACCCTCCGGGAACTCGGATGATTTCTTCGTCAGGCTTCTGCAGATGACCATTCCGCTTACCCTCAACCTTACGTTGTGTCTTATTGAAAACAAAAACCCCCGAATACTTTTCATTCTTCAAAATGTCATGAATGCTGTTCTTCCCAAATGCCCGACCAAGCTTGGTTTTATGACCACGCTCATTCAGTTTGTCGATAATGGCACCATAACCATGGCCCTCCAGATACATGGAGAAGATGATCCGCACAGCCTCAGCCTCAAAAAGATTAAGCTCATAAGTCTTATCAGGTGCAATGTCATACCCAAGGGGAGGAGTGCCACCAGTGTGCTTACACTGATAGGCTGTTTCACTCAACCCTTTCATTACTTCCCTGGCCAAATTAAGGCTGTAATACTCCGCCATCCCTTCCAGCAGACTTTCCAGAATGATACTCTCAGGGCTGTCATCAATGTTCTCAAGCACAGAGTACACCTTAACACCATTGACCTTAAGATGCCGTTTATAGAATGCTGAATCATACCGGTTCCTTGCGAAGCGGTCCAGCTTATGAACAAGCACACCGGAAAAACGCCCGTCTTCAGCGTCTTTCATCATCTGCTGAAAACCTGGGCGCATGTCCGTGGTGGCAGTTTTGGCTTCATCGGTGTAAATATGGATGATTTTCATGCTATGATGCTGCGCATACTTTTTAATTGCACGCACCTGTGCATCGATGGATTCTTCCCGCTGGTTATCGCTACTGTATCGAGCATAGATTACAGCGTTCATAAAATTCGTCCTTTCTGCAACTTAAAAAATTAAACGAGAGGTTTATAAATCTACTTCACATGGATAGTCATTCAAAAAAGTAGCTTTTTTAGAGGAAAGAAGAAGCAGTCTATCCATAATATCATTTGGAAGTCCCAATAGTTCAAAATAAGTTCTGTTCATAATCATCTCATCAGTGTAATCATCTAGCACATATGATAAGTCCAAGAAAAACGAACGTATTAAATCCATATTATTTACTAAGAGTATCAACGAAACAAATACTGCAAATAAATCTTTCTGGCCCAAACCAGCATTATATTCATTTTTTGAAAGAATGCTGGAATCATCGACTAATAAGAAAAGCGGACGCTTAGGCAACAATGAACGGATATGGGGAGAAAAAATTTTATTACCATGCGCTATCGAATTACGATAAGCATGAAGAAGATGCAGTGCATTAATAAAAAATTCTTTTTTGTCAGCTATATTAATACTGGGATCTCCGTAAGGAATCATATTTTGGCATATGTAGGTTTTGTCAGCAGCTTTCATTATTTCATACCAGTCAATTGTTTTGTTAAAAGTAATGTCATTGACAACAATCCAAGGTGGCACATGATTTTTATTTTTGCAATAATAATAAGAAATGGTGTTTCTGTACGGTTTAGTGCAAAAATTGTACAAATAACTGAACAGCTCATTCCTTTTACGTTTATGAGCAGGCCTTATAGAATAATTGTTTGGATCCAAATATTTTGAATGATGTACGTCATAACCTTGGGATACACGATAAGCAATTTTTGTTTTTAAAGAGCGCTCTACGATAAGAATGTATTTGAGTAGAATGCTGGCAATGGAGGAGTCCAGAAGATATATTTGGTAAATCATCTCAAACGTTGTTCCGTCAATAAAAATATCATCGTTTGGACTCTTTAAAAAAGTGTTTTTGTAACCATTCATCAGCGAAAAATAAGAGATAGAGCTGAGTATCTCAAAAGTCCGGGAGTTTTCATTGACAATAACGCCCCTGCTTTGCATCAGCGCTATTTGTTCATGGAATGTTTTAAATGGTTTATCGTAAATTGGGGACAAATAAAGAGACCTCCTTACCCGAAAGGGTAATAGAGGTCTCTCTCTAGTCGATAAAGCCCGACCAATGGCTAGCCTTAGTTGCTAGCTCCTGTACCTATATATTACCCTATTTGTGAACAATATTCAACAAAAATTTACAAATTACTTAATAATGACCAAATCACCAACTTCAACTGGTGAAACATTATCAGAAAAAATTGGTACAATATTTGATTTGCCTATATTCAATTTGGAATATGTTGTTTTTCCTGCATTTGATAGTATCTTATCGTATGATGTGATAGTTTTTTCTCTTTTTTTACATACGGAATATTTAGGATAGATCTGGAGGACTTCAACTTCTTCTTTTGATCGCATAGCATTTCCAAGTGAAGTTCCATCAACATCAAAGAGCTCTTTTCCAATTTCTACGATCAGAAGAATATGGCCTCTTTTAAGTAGTTTATTTTCAGAACCGCTGTTGACATATACAGTGTATTCATCGGGTATAGCAATAACCCTAATTTCCTCTTGTATCATCATATTTCATCTCCTTTGTCTTATTACTTATTGATGAATAATTATTTAAGCCTTGCGATTGAACTTATCAAAAATTAATTTACTCTTGTAATCAAGATCATAAACAATATTAAGAATGTCTTCGATTACAAAAATAGCCATTTGGAGGTCTTTTTTATCCGGAATAATAAGTTCATGGGCAGCGTCATTACCAAGAAACCGAAAAGCATGAAGGTTATTGCGAATACTATCAGGAATAAAATTCATTTTATCAATTTTTTTCTGAATGTTATCTGCTGTAACACCCTTATCAACACATATACCTTCTAGCAGTGAACGAAGACCAATTGCTGCCAATATTCCACATGAATTATTATAGGCAAGAACTACTTCGTTGTACAATCCTTCAAGCTTTTCAGGTATTTCATTAAACTGTTTTACTGGATGATACTCCTTTTTGCGCTCTGGATAAAAATTGATATCTTCTACAGGATTACCCAGCCAATCATAATCTTCTGAGAAAGAATAGCTTGATTCTCCAGTCAGTACTTTACATCCATTGCACTCCCATACGAACCAGCTAAAGGTTTCAGTAATAATAAATGGATTATAATCTTCACCGATGTTTTGATCTTTGTTTCGGCTATACTCAGAAACTAATACATGTTCTGTTGAGCGATTACAAGAATTGCAGTGAATCCATTTAGTATCTTTGTCGACTTCCAATATAGCACCTCCTATTTCTAATTAAGCCAACACATTCTCCATAAAATCACTTTCAGTTATGATTTGAACATCTTTACCATTTTGTGACAACTCGAGAGTCTTCTTCATTTTACTACTCATCTTACCATCAGAAAACCTCGAATAATCCTGTTCGCCAACAATAAGATAATCAGTATTACATGTAACTGTGTTTCCGACGGTGCCGCCTATATCTACAATTATTTGTGCAGCTTCCTTCCTGGTGTAACCACTAAGGGTTCCTGTAAATACAACGTTTTTATTATAGAAAAAATTATCTTCATCAATTTCATTAGAATGAGGCATCAGTTTAGAATAGTTTATATATTTCTTTTTTCTCTTAATTGCCTGAGCCATACTACATGGAGTGTAGCCGTCCGGGTGAATTTGACCGATCGAAATTTTATATAACTCGGCGAGAGATTCAATAGATTCCACTTTATTTTTATGTAATAAACTATTAATGATACCTGCAGCAGTGCGCGCATCTTCCAACGCATCATGATGTTTACAACTGATATTCAATGAATGTGCTACTGTGGGTAATTTATAGTTAATCAGCCCCGGAAGTGCTCTTTTTGAAAGAGAACAAGTGCAAAAATAGTTGATGATTGGGGATTCAATTTTATATTGAGCAAGTGAATACCGAATAACACTAAAATCAAAAGCGGCATTATGAGCTACAACAATATTATTCTTCAGATAGATTTCGAATTCTGGCCATAATTCACCAAAAGTAGGTGCATCTTTAACCATGTCTGGGGTAATGCCGTGCAGTTCAATGTTAAATGGATCAAAACGCAATGGTTCAGGTCTAATCAGAGAATGCTTTTCATAAACAGATCCATTCGAATGGACAACAATTCCAATGGAACAAGCACTGTTTCTCCGTCTATAACTGGCAGTTTCAAAATCAAGAGCCACAAAATTCAAAGACATAAAGATTCACCTCCGCTAAATGTTCCGATTAATTCCATAGAATATTCGGCCAGCTTCGAGATTAACTTTATACATACACCGGGCGGAGAACTTTAGATTTTTCAAGCATGCCATATTATCACTGCACACCTTAAATTCATTGCAGCAACCAAATACATCATCATCTGGAAGGGCACTTATGTACATCTGTAAGAGGTATTTCTTTAAATCGGATAGATCTTCATCAAATACAAGCCAGACTCGATGGTACAAAGGAAAGGATTTCAATGAATCAACCTTGTATCTATCCGGAAGATTATAGCCTGGAATTTTTCTTATTAGAAAGTGATCACGGTTGCCTTTCTTAATCTTAAATCCAACATTTTTAAGGATCTTAATTGAATAGTCAGTGGCGTTTTTCTTCAGAGAAAGTTCGCCAGGTTCTAGTTTCAATCCAATATCATTGAACATGTTCTTTATCTGAGAATACAGTTCATCAGCAGTCACATGATCGCCCCCTAAATTATAGTAGTGTCCTTAAAATTCAATACCGCCACCAGCTTGCCCAGTATGCGCACATTGCCATTGGTCAGGATGATTGGGCGGTATTTGTCATTTTCAGACTGAAGCACAATGGTACTGCCATCTCGGTAAAACTTTTTCAGAGTGGCTTCATCCTCAACAAGAACAGCGCCAATCTGCCCATTCTCAAGATCATCTTGACGTTTCAGAAACACCACGTCATTTTCAAAGATACCAGCATCAATCATGCTATCTCCTTTAATTCGCAATGCAAAATCAGCCTTCATCCGGGCATCTATGTAAAAGTGATCTTCGATGTTTTCTTCTGCTAGTATAGGCAACCCTGCTGCTATTGTTCCGAGTAAAGGTATACATACTGCATTAAAATGAGAATTAGGCTGCGAAAGATCTTCTTTATAATCATATTTATCATCAGTCCACCCCATAAGGTAACCTATTGAAACTCCAAGAATTCTTGAATATTCGTACGCGACACGTACATCAACACTATCAATTTCACCAGCTTCATACCTATAAACAGTTGATCTGTTGATGCCAAGCTTATCGGCTAAATATTCTGCGCTATAACCTAGTTCTTTTCTTCTATCTTTTATGCGTTGAGCTACAAGTGAAGCCATACTATCACCTCCTAATATCTTTAGAATATTATATATATTGCACATATGCAATAATATAAAACAAAAAAGATATAAAAAAACGCATAATTAAGACAAAATCTATTGACAGAAAAAATTGAACATGTATAATAGAATAAAAGTCGCATAAAAGCGACTAATAAATAAAGGAGGTAATATGCATGGCGAATGTGATGAAATTAAAGGGTAAAATTGCTGAAAACGGTTTAACCATTGAAAAAACAGCAAATATGATAGGTATCGATAACAGTACTTTTCATCGGAAAATGAAGAATGATGGTATAAATTTTTCTATTGGTGAAGCAAATAAACTAGTTGAGATATTAAAACTCACTCAAGAAGAAGCTATGGTGATTTTTTTTAACGATATAGTCGCATAATCGCGACTTATATATTGTGTAATAACCAAAAATAAAAACGTGGAAGAGGGACTGAAAGGAGATGGCCAGATGGATCAATTCAAAGATCAATTGGAACCTGAACAGATCGAATGGTTGAAAAGCATCAATGCAGTAGACATTAGTAAATATCAAATCATGACTTTCCCGACCTGGCATATGTACTCAGTCGAATATCTTAAAGAAACGCCATTAAGTGTACTGCAGGCTCACTATAACAATGAGCACCGAAAAGAGAGAAGCCGGGAGGTTAGAGAAATCATGGATGAAAAAAAAGTACGTGAGATCGACAAAAAAATATTAGAAATATTACTACCAATAGTGCTTAGCATAATAACAACAATACTGATCATAGAGTTGATTGCTGTTAGAAGAGGCCTTTGATATGTAGAGTGATTAAAGCAGTAACAGCTGAAATAAAAATAGGAGTTGTCACGCTTCGAATAATGAAAGACTTTAATTCAAGCCAGTTAAAATTGCTGTGGTGCAAGCCCTCGTAAAGAACTTGAACACCGCCAGGTTCATCTTCACCAGGAAAAACGACAAGATACTCCTTTCTTGACAGGTAATAGATTGAATCAATGGCATGTTTTTTCGGTACTCGATCATAAAGTTTCTCAAGTGAAACCACAAGATTACGCTCATCAGCTAATGAAATTAAAACGTTAAGCACTTTCTTTGATTGTTTATCCAACATGGTATCGCCCCCTTTACATAACAGTATATCATTCACTATTTTAAAAACGGAAGAGGAGGATAAAAATGAGTGAATCAAAACGAGACTTAAGAGAATTAACTGTAACCATTAACACCGCAGACATACCAGAAATTAGAAACACGATTGATGCCCTTGTGGAGCAGATCAAGGATAAGGACAAGCAGATCGAAAATCTGACCAAATATGTACAAACCAAAAACAGATACATCGACAATCTGGAAGAGGAACTGGCTGCCCATGAAGGGCGAGTTCAGGAGCAGCCTGTCAACCTGAAAGTAATCGTAGCAAGGTTTATCGAGCAAACAATGATGAACAGTGAACAAGCGTCAGAAGAAGCATTGAAAATCATGCCGGACCTTATCAAGATTTTTAGCCCGTTGGAACTAATCGATCATAAACTGACTAAGCACTCAGGATCAGAAAAAAAACAAGACTAAAACTCATTCTTTGACAGATTAACAAACTGGATCTCTTTAGCGGACAATGTACTTATTTCATTCTCTGATACAAAAGTAAGAACTCCACCAGGCGGAAGAACAAATTCTGAAATTTTATCACCAGAAAGTATGGACTCATTTACACCAACATATTTGATAGAAGTTAATCCGTTGATAGTGATCACAGAACTTGATTTAAGCTGGATAGCAACATTCCACATACTTCACACCTCCATAAATATAACTACAAGCCTCTATTTCTTCTTAGATGATTTTTGAGCTAAAGCACTAGCTGCAGCCGTTTTCGATTTTTTACTAGTACGTTTATCACGCAAAACGTCTGAAGCGGCACTGGCTGCTTTAGAAGAAGTCTGTTTCTTATTCTTAACCATAACGATCACCCCCTCTATGTTGAGTCATAAACAACTGTTCCTACAACATATAGTATATGAAAGTTAAAGAGGTGTCAATCCTAATGAATGATAAATTTACAAAAATAGTTCAAAATGAACGAATAAAAAAAGGTTTAAGTGCTAATGCGCTTGGAAAGAAGGCTGGAATATCTGGAAGAGCCATCACCTACTGGGAAAGTGGCCAACGAGAACCAAGTCTTGAATCAGCACATAAGGTTTTAAAAGCACTAGGTGTAACCATGGTTATTGGGAAGGAGCAGTGAAATGGGCGAACTGATCAAAGTGAGTTTTGACAAAGAGCAGAATGAGCAGCTGGTGAGCGCAAAAGAATTGCATGAAAAACTGGGCATCAGAAAAGATTTCTCAGCATGGTTTAGATACCAGGTGGAAAAAATTGAGTTCATCGAGGGGAATGACTTTACCCCAATTTTGGAGGAAAGTACCGGAGGACGGCCAGGCACAGACTATGTTCTCACTCTGGAAGCTGCAAAACATCTGTGTATGATCTCCGGTGGACCGAAATCCCACGAAATCAGGCAATATTTTATTGAAGTTGAAAAGGCATGGAATTCACCGGAAATGGTAATGGCGAGAGCACTTCAAATGTCAGACCGAACCATCAACAATCTGACTCAAAAGCTTAAAAGTGCAGAAAGGTTCCAAAAGCAAATTGCCGCAAGTGAAAACACCCTACTGGTGAGAGAAGTAGCCAAGTTGGCTTCCAAAGACGGAATCAGAATTGGAGAAAAACGACTGTGGCAGAAACTACGGGACTGGGGCATGATCTTCAGAGGAAAGACCGAACCATATCAGCGCTTTATTGAACGGGGATATTTTGAAGTAACAGAAGGCGTTGTGGAAACATCAAAAGGTACCTTCACCCACCGAACAACCAGAGTGACCGGATCAGGCCAGCTGTACATTATCAAGAAACTGGTGGAAGAGGAAGAACAGGCCGTGGCCAGATAGGAGGCAGTACCGTGTTAATGGATTTAACCACCGTAAAGTTTGACCGTAAGACAGGAAAAGAAATCTGCCGATGGAAAAGCGGTACCAAAGAGATCCCCGACGATGAACTGGCCGAAGGATATTGCCTACTGCTTACAGGCATGACCACACAGGAAGTAGTTGCCAAAATGAGGGAAGAGGAAATGAAGAAGAGGAGCCAGTAATGGGAGGCAGCCATGGACAAAAATGTAGGAAAGCTCATCATGATTTCTGACTCAAACAATGAAAAACATGTGTTGCGGATTCTTCGAAAAGATGGCAAGGGAATGTTTGTTAAGCACGCCGGACAAAGAGTACCTGTAATTCATTTAAGATTTTGGGGCAAAGATCCGATTTACTGGGCACCACTTAAAGATGCAGAGAAGCAAAGGAAGAAGAGGAGGACAGCAGAGAGGTGATCAAGTGCCAAGAAAAAAAGCCAATGCACGAACACCAGCCAGACCAAGAAGAATCTACACAAGACCATACCCTAAAGCCATTGTAATTTTCAACTGGAAGCTAAGAAAGATGCATGACAACGACCAGATATACCCTGGACGGTTGGAAGCCATGGGTGTGTGGATCACATAATAAGGAGGGAGAGCATGCAAGAACAAAAGCCCTATGAGCAGACATTTGAAAAACTTTGGAAATTGTACCCGGAAAAAAAGGGCAAAGGCAAAATCAAAACAGAGCGCAAGAAAGAGCTGCACCGGATTGGTTGTGATCACATGGCCAGAGCTATCCAAAGATACGTGGAAGAGGTTCAACAAAAAAGGGCGGGAGGATTTCAACTGGCCTACCAGTACGGCAGTACATTCTTTATCAGCGGTTACATCGATTACCTGGACAAAAATTACACGCCATCAGAAGCACCTAAAACTACAAATACGGCCAACAAGACAGGGTTTCACCTGCCACCCGAAACCAGCAGGGCAGGACAGTACACAAATGATCAGCTGGAGAAAATACTCTTAAACAGGAAAAGACCCAGGGAAAGGAGCGTATCAAATGTTATTCCTGGCACTGATGATCGCAGTGCTAATCGTTAGCATCATGGCCGCAACTGTGTGCTACTACTCAAAACAATGAGAGGAGGCATAGACAATGCCAAAACACAACGACATATGCCCTTATGCAATACGCCAGTGGAGTTCATTCTATCAATGGAAACCAGGCTGCAAGGCATCAAAAGAAGACCACTGTGATGCAGATCCAAAGTGTAAGTTAAGAGATAAAAAACGTAGAAGCATCTTGGATATTTTGATGGGGAGGTTTAAGTAGTGAAAAGAAAAAAAAGCCTGGAAGCGCTGTCAGATCTGAAAGAATCGATCAAAGAATTGGAAACTTTAATTATAAACAAGAAATTTGAAGACGCATCAATTGAGGCTAATCTTAACACATCTGAACTATTGGAATTGTTAATACGAGAACTTGACGAAATAGAATGATCCCCGCCAGCTGCAACTGACGAGGATCGTGAAACAAAACATGTAACACTTTGATACCTAATTATACCACAACAAAGGAGGGCACGCCAATGAGAGTAGAAAAGCCACAATTCTTTAACCGTCGCCCCTGGTGGCACGGAACAGGTCCGTATTTCCTTCTTATTCTTACCATCCTGGCCTTATCATTGGCCATCAACACCACCTTAAAAAACGAATATAAAGCACTACTGCAGGAGCAACGAGAAGATGTTGCCCGACTTCAGCTTGAGGTTGAAAACCTGCAGCATCAGAAAGAGATCCTGGAAGAGACTTTACTCCGGCGCATCCAGGAGGTTAATGACTTGATCTACAAGTTTGATTCAATGCGCCCAGATGTCACTGTCACTGACGAAGAACTTGAACTTCTGGAACGTTTAGTCACAGCAGAAGCCCAGGGAGAAAGCTATGAAGGCCAGCTGGCAGTGGCCAACGTGGTCATTGACCGTACACTAAGCCCAGCATTCCCTGACACCATCAAAGCTGTTATCCTCCAACCTGGTCAGTTTTGCCCGGTGGCCAAAGGCATCATCAACACCATCACACCCAGTGACACAGCACGCCAGGCAGTGGCAGACGCACTGAAAGGCCACCGCATCATCGAAGAAAATGCATTGTATTTTTACAACCCACGCATCGTCAGCCGTGGCCACTGGATCAGGACCCGCCAGACCGTCACTGACATTGGAAACCACCGTTTTGCTTTATAAAAGCTGATAAGGAGGCCTGCCCATGTTAAAAGTGTACTGTAAAACCACATTAGAGGACGACTACCCAGCGGACAAGTTTAGCATACTGAACATTGATGCAGAAGAAACGGAAGTACATAAACATTACGTAATGACCCGAATAGTCCCTCCAGAATTTAGAAAGGAAGGATCGAAGCCCTTGGTCGTCGTGGAAGAACTGGACGTAACAAGGGTTTACAAAGAGAGAAAGAGGTGAAGAACGATGACCGCTGCCGAAAAGATGAAAACAGAAAAGACAAGCGTACAAAACCCAACCATGCCCGTGGCACCCATAGCCCAGCACCTGATCACCATGGCCGACACAGACGAGACCTTCGCCGCCCTGGTGATGCAAGAACACAAAACCCTGACCAAATGCATCAACCACGTTGATAAAGAGGTCAAAAAGCGAGTAACAGGATCCGGCTGGATCCCAGACCAGGAAGTGTTCCAAATGGCCATTGACTACTACCAGCTGGACGACGTTGCCCTGGAACAGAAAGCCATGGAAGAGGAACGGAAACGAAAAGAGGAAGCAGAGAAGAAAGCGGAAGAGGAAAAAGCCAGGAAAGAAGCTGAAAGGCAACAGAAAGCCATTGAACGTCAGGAAGAGGAGAAGAAGAAAAAAGAGGAAGATCTGAAAAAGGAAGGGCAACTCTCACTCTTCGAAGTGATGGGAGGCTGA